AATACAGCCACAAATAAAGCCAAAAATAAAACCACAAATACAGCCAGAAATGCAGCCAAAAATACAGCCAGAAATACAGCCACAAATACAGCCAGAAATGCAGCCACAAATACAGCCAGAAATACAGCCACAAATACAGCCACAAATCCAGCCAGAAATAAATAGCGCAACAAATTCAAATCCTTATTATAAACAATATCCGTGTGCCATTCCTGCCGGGTTAGTTACAAAAAACATGAGTTCTGCAGTACCATTATTTTATAAATTGAACGAGGAAATTAATATACCGTTTGAAAATCCGGATATGTTTATTGTCTTTCATATGCTGAAATATCAATTTAAAAAAACTTTAAATTTGGGTAGAATAAATCTTTTATATCACATTTTAAGTTCGTTTGGTAAAGCAATGCGTCAGAATGAGCCGTACTATAATACTTTAAAAGGATTCTCTATTCCTGAAGATCCAAAACTAAGAAAAAATTTAGATGCAGTAGCAACAACGCCACAAGAAGTCGTTGCAAAGTTTACAGAGCAAACCAATAAACAACTTGCAAAAGAAAAAGCAGATGACGATAAAGAAACTGATACAGAATCAACACCAATAACAGAACAACAAGTAACAGGACAACAAGCACAAACTGCCGGGAAAAAACGCACAACAAAATCTAAGCGTTCTCGAAAAAACAAAACAAAAAAAATATTGAAAGGTGGTTTACATTTTAGTGGAACTGTTGATGGAGATATTGGTGTAATTAATGATAAAATATCAAAATATATTTTTGGTAAAAATTTGAGAACGCCAGAATGGAGAGATAAACTGTTTGATAGTAACCATCCTTTAAAATATGTCGAAGAAGAACAAAAAATGTTTTTGGCATTAGCAATTATATATTATAAGAACATGACCAATACAGAACAAAAACAAAAGTATGACGATTTTTTTATGGAACCTAATCCGTTCAGTAACTATTTGGATGAAACTCAAAACAAGGACCTTACTACTGATATTGAAATGGAACTAAAAAATTATGAAGGCAAAACTCCTTATCAAATGGTTTTGATATTAGCGGATTTGGTTTGGACAAACAGAAAACATCAAGTTGGTCAAGTCGGTGGACTATTTAATATACCCAACATCGGCATAAGGAAATCAGTAAACAAAAGCATACAATACGTCGGAGAAAGTATAGCAAAAAACAACATGTTTTTAAATAAAATATTTGATTATGCATTCAAACGCATGGTTTTTTATAAATTAAAGAAGTTATTTATTCCTGTTACAGTAAATGCTGAAACCAAAACGCTTACACCAGAACAGAAAAATAGTTTATATGAAACTGTTAATTTTTATAGGAAAATAAAATTCAGTACTCTATCTTCTGCCGATTTTTCATGCACAACCACAACAAACAATGCTTTGGCTATTGTTAGTAATCCATTTGCTGGTGTCATGGGTTACGGGTCTACGTTCTCAAACCTTCCACCAGCTTTACAAACGGCATCACAACTTAACACTCCACAATGTTATATTACAACGTTGTTGTACGCTTATATTCTATTTTTTATGTAAACTGCATTTCAGAAAATAATATGGTTATTTTCTGAAAGAATACTAAAACGCAATATTATTTAATATTGCACGTTCGGTATCAAAAAACACCGTCTCTGACGAATGACGTAAAATCATCTCGGCAATTACGCAAAGGCCTATTTTCATCATTTTTTCACTATTTTTTGTATTATACGTCTTAGACCCTAATATTTTATTCAGTGTTTTTATAATATCGCCTTTGGTTTCGTTTTCTAATCTTGAGCCCGTATTTCTTTCCACAGACGTATCTTTTACTTTAAAAACAACATCTTTGCTTTTGCTAAACATCTGCATAAACCCTATTACTTTATCTTTAAAACCAGCTGCTCTTACAATATATTTATCGATAATGAGTTGGCCCAATTTTTTCTTATCACTCTGTTTTGCTTCCGTCCAAGGGTTACCTTCTTCTTGTGATTGAACATATATTTTACATACATTTTCGTCGGCAAGAATAATTCCGCGCACTAATTTGTTTTCAACTATCTTTTCATCAAAATATTCTTTTATTAATACTTCGTTCTCATTTTTGGCTTGAAAAGCGGGAGCACAAACATTTATGGTAAGAGTTAATTTATTTACAAATTTAAGACTATCCAAATAGTGACAATATACAAATCGTGTTATTTCTGAAAGTGGTATTTTATGAATATCTATTAAAATTGGAATGACCTTATTAACGTGTTTATACCAATCGACTTCTCCTTTATCTAGTTCTCCCTGTGGGTTCAGAGCGTACTCTAAGTTTTTCTTTAAATCAACTAATATTTCATCGTAAGACATAGGTTTTTCTGATTCTTCTTCCTCATCCTCGTCTTCTTCTGCTGGTGTATCTAATCCAGTTTTGCGTGCGCGTTTTACTGGTTCCGGTATTTTTATAACTACCGATTCGTGTTTAAAATCAACAGGAGCAGTACGCTCAAAAGTAGATGCGCTTTCGTCGTTTATTTCGATTGGCTGAAAAGCATAATATTCCCCTTTATTAATTAAATATCCGCGCCGTCCGTATTTATCTAACAAATACTCGTTTTTATCTTCAATAAACTGCGTAATAGTATAATAAATTTGCTCTTTGGGATATACTTTTATAGCATTTACAAAGTTCTCAATTTGAGACCATTTATAAACCGATTGTTCACGAAACATCTCACGTATACGTTTCAAAATCATTTCATAATTTGTCTTTACGAATTCTTCTCCGTAAGTATCTTTGATAATATCTGTTTCGGGATTTATTTCTTGATTGGGAGAACATGTAAAAGAACAATTATCCATATAATCACAAACATTTGTAAACGGTTTATCGCCAATTTGATAATCCACCGTTTTTCTACTGGCTAAATTTATTTTTACATTTGCGTTCTCGGCTATCGCCAGGAATTTTTCTACAGTAAAGTTTGTTTGGCCTATATTCAATAAACAATCTACAGCCGTTTCCTTTAATAATCTTGTAACCTGTCCAATCTGTTTTGTCTTCTTCTCTGCAAGGCGATATACATACAAATCGGCGGGTTCAATATCATTTGTTGGCTGAGTCCCGTGTAAATATATTTCTACATTTCGTTCTTCGAATGGTAAGGCGCAATGACTCAAATTACGAACTCCGCGACCTACGATTTGTTCTATACGATTCATATTATACCAAGGCTCTAAAATATGTATTTGACGAATACATTTAAAATCCAGCCCTTCAGAAGCAGCTTTTGAAATCAAAATAACTTTTACTTGGCCACCATCATTGTTCTCTGGACTAGTAATATATTTCATATCTTCGCCATTATTCGGAGAAAAATACTTGTCTCCTGTAATCATAACATATTTTGCTGGTTTAAATTGTCCATTTGATTCGCTTTTCGGTAACAATGTAATGGCGTCGATCGGTTCAGCAGGTGGGGTTTTAAATAAATTTCTTGTATGCTGTGCTGTTCCAAAACGTGAGAATCCCAACTCTTCTAGTGCTAATGCTAGTGGCACTGCACCACCGTCAATATACTGCGAATAAACCAAAACTATACCATTTGAATTCATAATACAATCGCATATTTTGGCAATTTTACTACTATAATTACCTATGTTTTCACTACTAAAAATTGGACCATATTGGCTAACAACATTTGGTTTATATTCAAAATCATAGCGTAATGGCGGACCTTCCGACGTTTTATAATTTACGATTTGTGCTAGTCCGCGTTTTCCTATCATATCATCAATTATAGACTTTCCTTCTTCTGTAGATATTTCTGTTTGCTCATTTGATTGCTGAATTGTTAGTTCTGGAGTAGGCGCTGCTGTATTTTGTTGAAGCTTGCTATCAACAATAGCGTCAAGTCGACTATTTGGATAAACAATATTTAATGCTTCAAGTGGTACCAATAATAAAGTATATCCAAAACTTTCCATGTTCTCAAAAGATGGCATATTTATTTCTAGTCCATAAGCATTAGTTTTATTAAAAGATTTTGTCATTAAATAATTCATTATAAACTCATATCCATGACCTTGATATTGGCCAATAGGACTTACAAATACCGGCGTAGATTGTATGGGTGTTTCAATTGGTTTATTATTCATTTGAACTCTTGGATATGTTATTTCCGTAATTAAACTCTCTGGTGCAAAAAGGTCGGGGTATGCACGTATGGGGAAAGTATAAGGGTTCTCTCCGCGTACATAAGATACGTAACCAGTCAATTTTCGCACCAAAATGTCTCTACCTCCTTCAATGATACGTCCATCGTCAAGTTTCTTTTCCTCTTTAAAATTGCCCTCTTTATCAAATATATCATTTATAGATACTGTCGCGCGCTTGTCGTTTAAATTAATAAGATTCAACAACCAGACAATTTCTTTATATGAATTATACATAGGCGTTGCAGACAATAATAATAAACGCATATTATCCGAGTGTCTAGCTACGGTCATTAATAATTCTGCTGTGCGTTTTTCTTTATTTTCGTCAGTGATGCGTATGTTATGTACCTCATCTATAATAATAAGCCGATTATTAAAGTTTTTTTTTATCTTTTTAATTTCTATTGCCTTTTTCTCTTTTTGTGAGAACCCGGTGTCTTGTGAAATATTTGTCACTTTACTAATATAATTTGCAAGTTCTCCGTAACCCATAAAGACATAATATTGATGAATAAGACCATTTATTTCGGCGACAACACGTTCTCGTGTTAGTCCTTTCAGACTGGTAGGGTTAATTTCGCGTAATAACAAATTACCTACGCATGTATCCAAATTCCATAAGCCATTGATTTCCTTTAGTTTTTTGTCGTTAAATAACTGCGTGCGGAAATTTACCTGTACGTTTGGAGACGCAACAATCATAATTTTTTGTGTTACACCGACTTGTTTCAAATAAGCACGCATTTCCTCTGCAACACCAATAGCACTACAGGTTTTTCCTGTTCCCAAAGAGTGGTATAATAATAAACTATTATAAGGCGTTTGAAATGAAAGGAAATTTTTAACAAAGAGTTGATGAGGCATTAGCTCGAAATCGGCGTTACACATAATTTCGGCCTGTTTTTTAACATCATAAATGGTTCCGTCATATTTTGTATCATTAAACTCTTTACGCTTTGCTATTTTAATATTAAAATTTGGATCATTCAAATGGGGATATAAATAATCATATTCTACGCTGTCTCTGTTTGCTTCAAATTCTTTTCGCTCTTTTTCTAATAAAGGGTTTCTCGTCTCCGTTTGATATTGTAGGGACTCTTCGACATTAGGTGCTTCGACATTAGGTGTTTCGACATTAGCCGCTGTTTCTGGAGATGTAGTCAGCTGACTTTGATCAGAAGAGATGGATTCGTTTGCTGGAGTAAAAATGGGTTCACTAATTGGTTTTGCTACGGCTAATTCAACTGTTTGCTCTTCTGCTTTAAATTTTGGTTTTATTTTACGATATATCGGTTCACATAAGCCGGTGTCCTTGTTTTTGTGTTCTCCAACAGGGCAGCGTTCTTCGGTGTCATCAAATGGCTCAGGAGGAGGAGGAACTTCTTCTTTAGTATTTGCCTCGGGCGAACTAAACGCCCGCGCAATCAATTCTAAAAAAGGAACAGTTTCTTTTACTACTGCCTGTTTTCCGTCTAATGGACCTGGATTTTTTGGAACGATTGGCTCTTCTTTTAATATGCTACTAAGTGGTTTAGGTTTTTCTTGGGCTACCGGTTCTTCGCCTACAGGAAAATAGCGGGCGTAATAATCATTATAATACAAATTAATAAAATCCTTTATTCCCAATAAACGACTTGTTTTACCTTTGTCTGTGTATTCTATACCGGTCATCATTTCAGAATTATGGCGCATTTTTCTACCAGCAATTTTATTCCCACGATATTCACCAGACGTATTTGTATGATTTATTCTAAATTTTTCTACTCCAGTTATTTCAGCAAAAATATACGATAGAGCACGACGGTCTACCTTTTTATTATTAATAAACACTTGATATGTTTCTGATGCCTTTCCGGTAATTTTTGTTCTACCCGTTTCTTTGGGTTCGGTAATACGAACTACCTCTTCTCCGTCTCGAATACCAATAAGTATCTCCTTTATTAAATTGACTGCTTGTTGTCTTGCCTTTTGTTCTTCTGCTTCGCTCAAAGTCGGCAAATCATTTATGCCGCCAACGTGCTTATATGTTTTATTATGTTTATCATTATGATTTCTATATTTTTTGGAATACATTATATATAGAATATAATATATTTTTGAATGGTAGAACTTACTTATGGTAGACATAGATTAACAAAAAACAACCAATAATAAATAGGGCATACAATAAATGTTTTCTTATGTGTAATGTTTCAGAAATTTTTGTCATTCTTGGTTTGTATTCAGCATGATATTTATCTAAAGCCACAGGTAATGACAATTCTTCTTTTCCTAATTCGGAATTAATTTTGTTATGAACAAAAAACGTCCACCGTACAAAAGATTCTCGACTATCTAGATATGGCACAATAGGATATTTATCTAATAACCTACTAAATTTATCGCCCATTTCTTGGTCCGGCATAAACAAAGGAAAATTTTGTATTAAATCGTAATATTTACGTTTGGTAATTTGATTTGGCCATTGTGGATAGGATTCGGCAACAGTATGTAAAAAAAACCAATAATGTGGGCCCCAAACTTCAGGACTAAATTTCATTCAATATGATAAATATATAAAGATTGGGGATTATAATATTGTAACGAAACCGAAAACATATAATGAACGATAATTATTGCAACAATTGCGGAAAAGCCGGCCACGTATTTCATCAATGTAAAATGCCTATAACTAGCATAGGAATAATTGTCTTTCGACGCAATCCAACCAGTAAAAACCAATTTGAATATTTAATGATTTGTAGAAAAGACACGTTGGGTTTTATAGATTTTATGCGCGGCAAATATTCCGTTTATAATAAACCATACGTGTTAAATATGATGAAGCAAATGACAGATTCGGAAAAGGAATGTTTAAATACACTTGATTTTAATGAATTATGGAAGCGTATTTGGGGAAACGAAGAAATATCAAATCAATATAAAATTGAAGAAGTGGTGTCCAGAGAAAAATTCAATTCATTAAAGCATGGAATATTAAATAAAAACGATTTTTACACGCTAGCTGATATTATTGAAGAGAGTAATCTGAATGACAAATGGACTGAACCCGAATGGGGTTTTCCAAAGGGCCGTCGTAATTACCAAGAAAAAGACATAGAATGCGCTCTACGCGAATTTGAAGAAGAAACTGGACTAAAGAACATAAAATTTATCGAAAATCTGTTACCTTACGAAGAGATATTTACTGGTTCAAATTTTAAATCGTATAAGCACAAGTATTTTATAGGACATATGAACTACGAAGATACGTTAATCACAGGAAATTTTAAAAAGTCAGAGGTAAGTAAAATGGCTTGGTTAAGTTATGACGATTGTATCGAATGTATTCGACATTATAATTTAGAAAAAAAACGCACTCTTTTAAACATACATTCTACATTAACGAAATATAAATTATTATAATTTTCTCATAGTAATATAATGAGATTTGAAATACTTTTAATCGCAATAACAGCATTTGTAGTAGCTAATATTTATACGGACGGTAAATATTTAAAAACTTTATATTCATGGAAAAAATATTATCAAATGGTGGGCGTAGTTTTTGGTGCCCTAATGATTTATTGGTTAATAAAAAAAAATCCAGCACAGGCTGGTCAAATACTAAATGCATCAAACGACTACGTTAAATATTTACCAGTGGATAAAAGTACATCTAGTATATTAACTCCAATATTAGACTTTACATCAAAACAAAACTTTTCCGAAAACGGGACATCCTATGGAGGACAACCAATTATTGACCCAAGACAAAAATCATCAGAGACAAAATTAATGGGATCAGGACGTGGAAGCACAAAACGTTCGGTTAGCGAAACAAAGAAAAAATTCGTAGCGTCGAATCAAAATTGGCAATGCGGAAACTGTGGAAAACAATTAAATGCATGGTTTGAAGTAGACCATAAAATTCGATTAGAATATGGGGGCACAAATCACGTCGATAATTTAGTAGCTTTATGTAGAGAATGTCATGGAGAAAAAACTGCTATGGAAAATTTATAATGTATAATATATACAGTTATTATATATTATATGAATACACAAATAACAACAACATCAAATTCATACACGGCTTACGGAGTGTATTTTTTTGGATATATAATAGTGTTGATATCGCTTGTCTTATATTTTGTATATTCAGATAACGAAAAAGCATTTAATTACTCGACTCTGGGTTTTGTTATATTGACGTTTCTTGTTTTGGGCATCACGTTTTATTATTTTTATCCCTACATGAAAAATAAAGGTACGGATTTGACAATTACGTTTATTATGGCGGCTATTATAACTTTTGCATCAACCATATCCTGGATTTTTTTGACGGTCGAACAAGAGAATCTTCAAATACTAGGCAATGTATTTTTAGTTGTATTTATTATTTTTCTCATCATTGGACTTGCCGCAGTTTTTTATATATTTGGAGACTATTTAAAACAAAGACGAGGATTAGCAGGTCTTATCATTAATTTTATATTCTTTATTCCTTGTCTTTTACTAGATTTTATTGAATTTATGAAATACGAGATGCATATGACCACTAAAACGGAATACATTTTGTTATTTTGTGAAATTGTATTAATTATTGGTTACTTTTTTGCTATACCTATTATAAACGCTACTCTTGCATCAGGTACAGTATATTTATTGAAAACACCCGTGTTTTTAAATAAACAAAAAATTTTATTAGATGATACTTCAGTTCTTTCTATTAAAAAGAAAACAGATTTATCATTAGTTTCGAATACTACGATGGCTAATATAACAAATGCACCCACCGTAACTTCAGCTCGCTCGTTATACAACCCCATCAATACATCAGCGCGTTTATACAGTTCTAATTTCGCAATATCAATGTGGACTTATTTAAATGTACAAACTAGGGAATTTTCGGTAGATATGGCGGGAAATTCTTATGAAGCAAATATATTCTCCTATGGCGCGGGAAAACCCAAGATTAATTATACTAATGATATAAATGACGCGAACCATCGAGACAAATATAATTTTTATTTTACAGATTCAGCAACCACGCCAAATTATCAAATAACTATGCCTAGCCAAAAATGGAACAATATTGTTTTTAATTATTCTGGAGATAAGGTAGATTTATTTATTAACGGCAATTTGGAAACGACATTTTATTTTGATGATACAAACAAAATTCCTCATTATAGTGAAATAGATAATATTACAGTAGGACAAAACAATAAGGGTCTCCATGGCGCAATTTGTAATGTGGTTTATTACAAAAATAATTTATTAAATAATCAAATAGTAAATGATTATAATGTTTTGATGTTAAAAAATCCCCCTGTGGCTCAAATATAGCTTTTTATGTAAATTAATTTGTTCCGTTAATTTATATAAAAATGAATGTTACAGTAATCGCTTTAGGAATTTTATTATTGGTATTAATCTATGTTTTATATTTATATTTATCTCCTAGTTATTCATCATTGATTACTTCTGCATCTTTATTAACAAATACGCCTCCTTTGACGGGTATTGAAAGTCCCACATCTCCAAGATACGCATACGGACTTTGGTTATACGTAAACTCATGGAATAATACGTCCACAAACAAATACATATTCACGCGAAACAATAATATTCAACTTTATTTAGATAAGACACAATTAAATCTCTATCTTGATGTTTACATGAACACCGGTTCTGGCTCGGGTGCATGGTTATCTACTATTACCGCACCAATCTTAATTACAAATAATTATCCTATTCAGAAATGGTGTTATATTGTTGTAAGTGTAGATAGCGCGTTTATAGATTGTTATTTAGACGGAAAATTAATATTGTCTCAAAAAACTTATATGCCCAATCCTATTAGTGGTTCTTCCACAACTAACATTTATCCTGCAATGCCTCCTGATATTGGCCAAAGTTCTTCCGTAAATAGCGGAAACAGTTATGGTAGTGGTGCAAATATTATTTTAGGAGGAACAGATAGCGGTGGAGTATCACAACCCATGTATACAAATTTCGACGCGGCTATCAATAAATTTATGCGCTGGTCTACTCCAGTCAACCCGCAAATTGTTTGGGACACATATATAGCTGGTAATGGTTCTAATATGAATCTCATGTCTAGTTTTTCTAGTTACAATGCAAAATTAGATATATTAAAGAATCAGGCTGCATATACGTCATTTTCTTTATTTTAGTAATTTTTATTGAATAGTTATATGTTACTAATATATAACTATGAACCAAGAACCTGCTACCACACAAACCAATAATATAATAAATCAGGGTGCACAAAGCGTATCTGATGCATTAAGCAGTGTTAAAAACCAGGTAAGCGGAGCATTCAACGATTTCTCAGGACAAACTAATGCGTCGAGTGAATTCAATTATTCAAATACTATTATAGCTAAATTTGCTTTTTTGCTATTAGTTATAATTTTATTTATGTTTTTTATAAATTTAGGCATAAATTTAATATCTTATTCTACTTCTCCTGGTAATAATCCTTATTTAATTCGTGGTTTACAACAAGGAACTTATCCTTTACAAATACCCCAAAGCCCTAATGCAACTGGTTCTATAACATTAATGCGGTCCAATAATGAATCAAAAGGCGCCGAATTTACGTGGTCTATTTGGTTATATATTGACGATTTGACTAGTCCAAACCCTCAAAAGTATCAACATATTTTTAATAAAGGCGATAATATTTATGATTCTACTACTGGACTATCTAAGGTCAATAATGCACCTGGTCTCTATTTAGGTAATGGTGGAGATAAGACAAAACCAATGAATACATTACATGTTATTATGGATACAGTCGGTGTTGCTGTACAATCAGGTTCATCTGTACAATCTGGCTCATCTGTAACAACTCCTACTGCTAGCGGAATGACCCCAGGAGCAAAACCATCAAACAACGGATTTATGAATCCTTCGCCTGGAACAATTGATGTTCCTAATGTTCCACTTAAAAAATGGTTCCATTTAGCTATACGTTTAGAGAACTCGATATTGGACGTTTATGTTAATGGAACTATCGACCAGCGCCAAATTTTAAGTAATGTTCCAAAACAGAATTTTTTTGATATTTTTGTTTGCCAACATGGTGGGTTTCAAGGTAGTTTATCAGATTTGCGTTATTTTAATAGCGCGCTTAATGTGTTCCAACTTAATACTATTGTATCCAAGGGTCCAAACATGAAAACTAGTTCTCAATATGCATCTAGTACAACATTGAAAGATTACAATTATTTATCATCGTTGTGGTATGAAGTTTAAAAATAATATACAATGAATATGTATATTATTAAATGGCAAATATAGATTTATCCTTGAGCGTAATATGTTCACAACGTAAAAAACGAACAGAATTATCTGCTGCTTTAGCTGTTAATCTTCCACCGCGGTATACCCCGACGAATCCTTATGTTTTATACCCACAATATCGGCAATTTGATTTTGATATGCGCAGAAAAGCAGAAATACTAAGATATGATAAAAATTCTACGCAATCTAATTCTAAATTAACAAAATCCCAGCAGTATTCAAAATTAGTAAATGCCGCTGGCTCATCAAACGGTAAATTTAATGATACTATATTATATCAAGATGATGGTTCTGGGAATTTTATCACTATTGTAGTAAAATATCCTGATACTTATAGCACATCCAAGGTGATTGTTGGTTTTGACCCGTTTGAAAATCCTAAGTATATTGACGTTTATAATATCATTCCCGGACAAAGATTGAGACCATGTCCCGATAATTTTCCTATTCCCACTAGTTCATCTGACGTTCCGGGACCTATAATTAATTTATATAATGATACAAATGTTCCATTAATATACTATAATAAAAATGTACAAGCCTACGGTATTACAAACCCCAATAATACTAACCCATGGACTACAGCCACTAGCAATAATATTTTCTTTTCTGATACAATATCCAAACTTTTTATGAATTTAATTATTAATAACGCTATTGATAACTATTCTTATACATTTGCTTTTCAAATACCTATAAGTATTTATTTTACTGCAACAGTTAGGGATGACGTTCCGGACGGACTCATTTATTTGCCCAATAATACAATAAATATTGATACTATCAATGTTTTCACATATTATAATGGTCAACAAATCACTTACCAAAAACAGCCCATTATTACTTTAGATAACGATGAAACTCTAAGTTTTGATATTTCACTCAATAAAAGATTTGTATCACAAACTTCTTACGACGAAAAAGGTTTATTAATAAATACTTCATATTATAACAATACTATTACGGGTCAATATTATTTGGGAATGCTCAATATTACAAATTTATATTTACTTACTTCACCAAGTTATATTTATGATATTAACCTGAATTTTTTTATGTCCACCAATATGAATGCGCTGTTTACTAGTTATTTTGATATAATAACTGTTGGTGTTTATTGTAATGTTGATTCTAGCTACTATCCGAATATAGCAAAAAATATTATTTTGCGTAATAATTCAACTTATCAGTTAGGCGCATTTGGGCTATCCGGAATCTGAAAATCTAACTTCAAAAACTCTTTAAAAAATTCATCAGAATAGCTACGTAAATCAAAATCTAGTTCGTCGATCCTGTTTATTATAGCAAATGCCATATACTCAAGCTGATTTAAATATTCTTTTGCTAAATTTATGTAGACTGAAAAAATAGGACTATCGCGCCGTTTTATTTTTAATAGCGAAATAAAAAATTCCGTTGGGTCCATAATAAAAACTTCGTTATGTTCTCTTTTTATGCTATTAAAACTACATTGTATTGTATTTAAAATATAGGCAATTTCTTTGTAAATAGCTGTGGTTTTTCGGGAATAAGGAGCTTCCAATGAAATTATATCTCTTAAAACACGTAAATATAAAATTACATTCCTGTCAAATTCAAATACTTCTCCATTAATCGTATATTCGCTAATCATTTTTTTTTGTAATTGCATAGTTAAATACTTCATTTCTGCTGATTTAAATTCAGATGAGCATATTAATTTGTTTTCACAAATGGCATAAATATATTCCAACGTTTTGTGATTCGGAGAAAAATTCATTGTACTAATAATGAATTTTTGTTTATATTTGTTTACGGGGCTATTATTTCTGTAAAGGATTCGAGGATACGAGTGTTTCAACCTTTGTTTCAATATAAGGCGATGTATTTAAAAACGTATCAAAATTTTCTTTTTTCGTCTGCTCCATTATTATTTCACCAGCATCTTTTGCTGAATCACCAACAACTTCTACACCAACCTTCGCTATGTTTTTTGCGTCAATTGCGCTATTTTTTATTGCCGCACCAAAACTATAGCCAAACATATCTAAAACATTACGAAAAATAGGCGCGAATATATTTGTAAAAAAGTCAACTATACTGCTTCCTATTCCTAATACATTTATTCCTAAAAGAGACAAAACAAAGAGGCTTAAAAATATAATAATGATTGTATTTTTGGATTCTACTGTAGCGGAATCTTCACACGTTGTAAATACTTTTTTTGATTGGGTTTCCATTTTACTATATCGTATTATTTTTATAACGGCAAATGTTCGTTTAAATATAAAATATAATTTATATAATGATTTTAATGGGTATCTTTAACTATATCGACACGTTTTTTTTCATTAGTTTAGGGATAACTTTCATTTTAATATTGTTACTAGTTTTTCACTTTAAGCAACGTATTTCTGATGTAGAAGACAAAAACGAAACCATGTTTCTCATTATCAATGATATTGTAAAGGAGCTGTCTTCCGTAAAACAAAATTGCTGTAACTGCATAAGCGCTTTTCCGTTAGCCGACAATAAGCCAATTAACTTTTGTTGTGCTCCTCCAAAGAATATAATAAGACAGGAAAGGATTATTGTCTCTGACGAAGAAGATCATGATGATGATGAAGAGGATGATGATGATGATGATGAAGAGGATGATGATGAAGAGGATGATAATGACGAAGAGGATGAAGCGCCTGTTCCGCCATTGAGTATTATTGACGACACAAATTTGAAAATTATAAGTGTTGATATTAATGAAACGATTCAGTTAGTAGAGCAAGAAGATGAAAACATTGAGCCCGTAAATTTACATGTAGAAAAAATAGAGGGGGAACTCGAGCCGGTTTATGTCGAACCTGTTATTGATACATCAAAAGAAATTTATCGTAAAATGACTTTACAGGGACTTAAGGCTTTGGTCATTACTAAAGGACTTTTAACTGACCCGAGTAAAATGAAGAAGAACGAGTTATTAAAATTATTAGAAGCGAATGAAGAGTAAATAAAAAATATAATCGTATATTATAAATGTCTTATTCTTCATTTAATCAAGCAGAATGTGTCAAGAGCGCATTTCCGACCATAAAAGAAACAGTTCCGAAATCATCTTTAGGCTATAATACAAATAATAAATACCCAGAATTTCCTCCTTTGATGGCAGACGGTAGAGCAATTACTGCATCTTACCAACCCGAGTCTGTAATTAACAACGATATTATTATGCAGAATAACATCAAGTCGAATTGGGAATACAGGCAATATTTAACGAAAAATGCCAAGCAAATATTGGAGCAAAATTTCCGCGATGCATGTAATGATTCGGGTAGTTTTGCCAAGTCTTATGAGATTCATAATCGTGCCAATATAATAAAGGACCCCACGGCTAGTCCTCATATCTATGGTTCAAATAATTTAAACGAAAGCCCGTTTGGTTATAGTTCCAGCGACCTAAAGACTTCATATTTGTCTAGAGAGCAACTAACAGAATCAAAGGGGGTCGATCAATCGTTAGCTTAATAGAAATAAAATAGATTTATATCAAAAGTGATGAAACTCATTAGTTTTGATATTGGAATTAAAAATATGGCGCTTTGTTGTTTTGATATTTCGGGAGATGTTGTATCTATTATAGAATGGAATGTTCTCAATTTATTAGACAAAGAAGAGCCAAAACAATTTTGCACTTGTTCATTAAAACCTAAAAAGGGAGTAGTTGAAACGTGTAATAAAGCAGCCAAATATCAAAAAAACGGTACATTATATTGTGAAAAACACGCAAAATTAAATAAAGATTTCATGATACCAACAAAAGAATGTTCTCAAAGTTCGCTGAAAAAACTTAAAATCGACGAACTCAAGGCATTATGTAATAAATATTCTGTTGTTTATGACGCACAAAACAAGGCCGCTTTATTAAATTTATTAACTGTTTATTTTGATCGAACTTGTTATGAAACATTACAAATAAAGAAACATATTGGAGCCGGAGACACGGATTTGGTTACCATTGGTAAAAATATGAAAAAAATATTTGACGAAATTGAGAACATTCAACGACCAGATATCGTAGTTATTGAGAACCAAATATCCCCTATTGCGAATCGTATGAAAACTATACAGGGAATGGTCGCGCAGTATTTTATTATGAAAGATTCAGACGTACGAATCGATTTCGTATCCTCTGCAAATAAATTAAAAGATTTTAATCCTTTAGAGAACACGCTACGAGAATCCGACGAAAAAGGTTACCAGAAAAATAAGAAAAACGGCGTAGAATATTGTTCTCAATTATTGGCTGAGAATTCGTCATTTGATAAATGGTCACATGTATTAAACACTAAGAAAAAGGATGATTTGGCGGATTGCTTTTTACAAGGTATCTGGTTTATGAAGAATAAAATTAAATAGAATGCGGAGAACTTAAAAATAAATATTGTAAGATTAACATAATGGAAGTCATTGATATCGGATTAAACGATTTAGAACCAATTTCGCTTAGTTTTAACGATGGTCCTCCTTCAAAGGCTGTCAATTTTGGTCCAGGAATCGAATTGCTTATGAACGATAAAAAGAAATCGCCGTCTAGTGGTAGCGTAGATTTAGGAGATTTAAATAATTTGGAGAACGAACTCAATGAACTATCTGGTTCTGCCGAATCAGTCAAGTCGTCTGGCGAATCTAAGACGCTAAGTGGCTTTGCATCAAATCTATTTGGATTTGGCAGTTCAGACAATAAGCAAGAGAACAATGATTCGAAGTTGGGGTCAGCCACTTCTGAGAACGCAGGAAATACTAAAACTTGGGATGGTTTTTCCAAGTTAAATGAGGTGCCTCTCCATGACGAGCCCCGTGCATCCGCAAAGTTAAATGACAGGGAAAAACGCAGAAAGAAGCGCGCTATGATTAAGAAACTTGAAGAGTGGCATGATAAGGGACTTATTAAACATAGTTTGCATTTTAACATGGATTCTAATTTCGAGGAGGTTGAAGACGAGTATGAGACAGCGCTAGAGGATAAGCGTAAGAAGGATAGTGTCAAATTACAAGGTTGGTGGTTTATGACGTTTGTTAATTCGGTAGAATACGCTAATGCAGCGTTTAATCCGTTTGATATTAATTTGGATGGCTGGGGAGAACAAATAAACGAGGACCTTGATAGTTATGAGGAGATTTTTTCGGAGCTCCACGAAAAGTATAAGGGGGGTAAATTGGCCCCTGAACTTTCTCTGCTTCTTCGCCTTGGATTTAGTGCCGCCGTAGTTAATTTCACAAACAAAGCTTTATCAACGAGCGTCCCTGGATTCAATGACGTTATTCGGCAAAGTCCTGAACTAATGAAAGCATTTACAAGTGCTACTGTAAATTCTATGAGCCAGCAATCTCCCGGTTTTGCGTTTGCTAATAATTTGATGCAGGAACAGGCCAATAAGCCTCGTGGACCTCCTCCTCCTCCGCCCGTAGAAACAAAGTACCAAGCCCCTCCTCCTAGGCCGGGTATGACTTTTACTGAGAGTCCGGGTAATCGTCAAGATATTAATGCAGCAAGAGGTTCCATGTTCCGAGAGCAGGGTGTTGAAATTAATAGTTTTAAGGGAATAAATGAACAGAACGAGCCCATGCGCGCGCCTCCAATTCAACCGGTTAGTCGTCCCGAAATGAGAGGCCCACAAAATACCGATATTGATAACATTTTATCTGGTCTTAAAACAAGAACCGTGGATATTCGCGAGGACGAAAACGAATCGACGATTTCTGTTAGTTCATTGAAGGATTTGGAAAATAATACTATGCCCAAGAAATCCCGTAGAAAGCCTCGTTCCGACAAAAACACAGTTTCACTAGACATCTAATAATAATATTTAAAACAACGATTTAAATATTATTTTATGGATTTAAATATTATGATTGAATTTTTTAATTCTATAGGTCAAACCCTTCGTGTAGTGCAGACGATTTGTGTTGTCTATGCCAGAATAGGTTCTCAAAAAATCGCGGAATACGTGAAAAATTTTAATGCAGAACACGAAGCGTTCCAAGTATGTTTTTATGCCAATCAGTGTAAGGCGTTTATACAAAATAAAATGGTTTATTTATATAATAATAATCGATTCATTAATAAATGCACAAATGTATTTCATTATGGTGCTGTTTGGTTATTTGCTTATTTACAATATCGTAGAACAGAGCCATTCGTGAAATCTTGGACTTGTGTATCTGCCCTAGTAAAATCTTATTATTCATACAAACAATTTAACTATAGATTTAATGAACTTTATGATACAAAGCCGTTAGTTGATTTGGATGATTATAAAACTGCATTAGAAACAGTAAAAGATGTTGTAAAATCGGAGACGGCTATTGCAGAGTGTTTAGTTACATTAAAACTTGGCGATAAATATATACATAGGATTTGTAATCCGGCAACTCTTTTTAGAGACGCGCCTACAACTAATATTTTGTTTGAACAAAGCGATGTTAAATTTTTAAGCATAGAATATCATAGCACTGATTACTTGAATCCTCAGGTTCTCGAAATAGACAAAAACGAATTGTTAGTAAACAACGAAATTCTTTCTGCTGCGTTTGTCAAACGCGCTTTAGAATATCAGATTCCTTATCATAGGTTCAATAAGAATTATAAAATATTATTAATGGACAATAATTTGAAGACGGTTTCTTTAAATCGGGGGGAATATATAGTCCTACATAAAAGTTATTATTCTATTATGAACGAAGAAGGATTTCGTGAAAATATATACAGCGACCGCAACCAAGAAATTGTTCCGAATGAATAAGATAAAATGATTTAAAAAGTAGGAGTGATATTAAGATACGGTAGCATTCTCTCGCATGGAAACATTGAGCGTATCAAAACCACAAAACTGTTTGCATGATAAATGGGATTTGTATTACCATTTACCACACGATAAGAATTGGGATTTGTCAGGTTACACTGCGATAATGAATTCCATTGATACGGTTGAAAAGGTTGTTTCATTAAACGAAACGATTACGGAGCACGTGGTTAAGAATTGTATGTTCTTTGTTATGCGTAATGGTATTACGCCCATGTGGGAGGATGCTAGGAATCGCAACGGCGGTTGCTTTTCCTATAAGGTAATAAATAAACAGGTAGCAGAGGTTTGGAAAAATCTGTTTTATATGTTATGTGGGGAAAATCTATGTGTTCAAGAAGATTTGAATAAACATATTAACGGTATTACGATTTCTCCTAAGAAAAATTTTTGTATTATAAAAATCTGGTTGGAGGTTTCTACATATCAAGATCCAAATATTATTAATGATGTGCCGAATTTATCAAAAAACGGATGTTTATTTAAAAAGCATGAACCTGAATTTTAAAAATATATTTTATATTGTTATAAAATGTATTAATCTTTTGAATTTAATATATAATAGCCATGGTACCCCAATGATGCAAATGCTAACATGAGCACAATTTCAAATACTTTCCTGGGTGTTTCTTCTTTTTGCAAACCAATATACACCAATAGAGGTCCTACAATCAAAATATGAATATAATTTACCCACGCATCCTTTTTAAAAATAGATTTATAAATATGGTACAAAATAACAAATATGCCGGTTGCTAAAATGATTGGGTAAATATAAGTGGGCATTTTTGATTGCTTTATGCCTATATACCCTAAAAATGTAGAGAAAAGTAAAATATGAGCCAAATGAACAAAAAAATCTTTCATTATATTATATACAATGAAAAATTTTCATTATCACAATACCGAAAAACGAATGCGCGCAGGAAAACATATTACTCGTAAAGTTATTATTAAAGGAGGATGTGGTTATAAATCTGTAACCATAAAAGGTGGTAAACGCAACCACACAGTAAAACGGCATCTCAATAAAACAGAAATAGAAAAAATTAGAAAAGGAAAATTTATTAAAGGACTATTCAAAGATTGCAAATCTGGAAATTGTTAAATTCAATTTAGCATGTATTGTTATCTTTTTACACCTTTGGACATTTACACCGATGAATTTTTAGCAATTTATCAGTCTCAAAAACAACGTTACCTAGGACATTTTCCATGTCCAAAGGTGTAAAATATATAACGGCAAGCAAACGCGTTCGAATCGTTCCATAGACAATTTAATGATAATATTAACATTAAAGTAATGTTCTTTCATGTTATTTGTCTGTATATATTACAAATGAAATCAAAAAAGTTGAAGACCAAGTTTAGAAAAACTAGAAGAAATCGCGGCTATTATGGTGGGGCAGAAACTGCAAAAACTAAGGAACAACAGGTAATCGATGCTTTGAAGCAATTTGAAGAGATATTTACAAATATAGATCCATCGTTGATAACAGAAGAACAAGCAAAAGATTATATGAAAAACGAAGAAATTTTGGGTATAGCAAACAACGACAACATATATTTTTTTTTAGTAGAAGAAATGAATAAACAAAATTTCGCTTCTAAAAAAAAAAAGAGCATGTTCGATTTATCAACCACAAACAAGCCTCCACCATATATAGAAGATTTACATACGACGCTAGGAGAATTTAAAGATTTTGATAATGGCGACAAAATTTTCCGAATAGGTAAAGCCAAATACTATTACGGAAAATTAGAAAACGGAAAAAAAACTGGATTTGGTATTATGGTACAAACCACTATCATTATTGAATACGACACCATATACAAAGCCATAGTTAAACCAGCAGTAAAACCAGAGGTTACGGTAGAAAATCCAGGTGTTTTTGATTATTATTATATTGGACATTGGGAAAACAACTTACAAAACGGAATAGGTTTCCGTCGCGTGAGTGCGTATGACCACGACAACAATTTGAGGATAAACCCCTATTTTTTTGGATTTTTCAGAAACAATTATCCAATATCTTACCCAAAACCAAAAAAGAAAAAGGCAGCAGTATTAGACGAGCAAGTACAAGCAGTAGTACCAGCATCGGACGAGATAGTACCAGTATTAGATGAGCAAGCACAAGCAGTAGAACCAGCATTGGACGAGATAGTACCAGTATTAGATGAGCAAGCACAAGCAGTAGAACCAGCATTGGACGAGATGGTACCAGAATCAACAACAGAACAAGCAGCAACAGAACAAGCAGCAGTAGTAGCGCCAGCACCATTAACAGAACAACAACAGAGAGAGCAGGACTTTCAACAATCCAGGCAGGACTTACTGATAGCCCAGCAGAAAAAAAAAGAATATACCACGAGAACAGACGAGTTTATGAAGGCTCAAGAAAATGCCCGCAGCGCTGCTAAAGAAAGATTGATTGACAGGCTAAAAACCGGTGGTTCAAAAAAGCGCAAACAAAAACAACACAAATCAAAGAAAAAATTCAGAACAAAAAAAATAATTCCATTTAGAGAACAAAACATATAGTTTGTATATAATGAATTTTATACAAACCATATCAAATAGCAAAAAAGTCCGTTTCAAAAACGAAAGTCTGGTTTATTTAATACCAAACAAAGACGATGTATATTACAATGGACTCAAAAATGTATTATGGTGGTCAAATGAAGAAACCACCGAAATAAAAAATGTTGCGTTTCGAGAATTTAATAGGACTGTTCAGTTTAATCGTAACAAAAACAGGCGTGACCTATTTAAAATCATGTGGTATGAAATAGATTTTGATAAAATCTATGAAATCATGGAGACCTATAAATTAACACATAAAATTGAATTAAAGAAACTTTGTGAATTATATATCATTAAAACGTAAAATGAAAAAAGTGCAGAAATATTTTCAAGGTGTTCAACGTCCTATTACATATTCTGTCGGGGAAAATGCAGAAGATAATGAAGATATTATTGATGCAGCAAATGCCGACGACGTTTGGTTTCATGGCCAGGGATTTTCTTCTTGCCATGTAATTGCTGATATTAATGGCCTTAAGTTAGATAAAAAACAAAAACGTCAAATTATTACACAAGGCGCTCTGCTTTGTAAACAAAACTGTAAATATTCATATATGTCGGATTTAGCAATTATTTATACTGAGGTCAAGAATATTCAAAAGACCAATATTAAGGGAACGGTTCGCACAAAGGAACGCGTAAAGGTGCGAATAGTTTAATGGGGAAGTGGATTTAAGGGGAACATTGGTTTACCTTATCGATTACCACTTCGCGCAATACATTTTTTAATATTTTATCCATATATTTCTCATCTTCCTCTTGTGTTTTTCCTCCTAATGCTACCAAGGAAAGGTGTAAATATTCCTCATTTTCTTTAGTATCAATGCGTTCACAATCGGGGTTCTCTTTTTGCCATTTTTGTAGCTGATTTAAATTCATTTGTGCTACGCGATTCACTGCCCGTTGTAGCGAAACCTTTTCTGGTCCCTCCTTTTCCCACATATCATTATTTTTTATATATACAATTTCGCGTTTAAAATCCGTACAATGAAGCGGACGTTTATGTACATCAATTTGCCTTAAGCCATGTAAAATAATCCGCGAAATTCCCTCTACGTAACCCAGTCGACCCGTTGTCTCAAAATCTTTGATTTGTAGTTGTAATGAGTTCACAAAATCGGTTATATTAAGAGCGTCTTTACAAGTTTCATTCAAAAACACATTTAAATTAAAATGATTATTTGTGGTATTATTTGAATTCAAATTATTGGTAACCGTCTGGTTTTTAGCGAGTTCAAATATCTGTTTCTGTAAATCGTGGTTTTGTTCCATTAATTTGAGAACCATGTCATTTGTAACCATGCTATTTTGCGAACTTTGTGTTTGTTCAGCCAAACATTTTTTCTTATGTCTCCATAAACCCGACTTATCTTTATATTCTTTGGAACACTGGCTGCATATATGCAAAGGCTGCCGATTTTTTAATTCCTCGATTTGGGATTTTATCAACTTTTGGTCAACTTTGTCAACGTGTTTTTTGGTGTTTTCGTGCTTTGTAAAATCCTTTTTGTTTTCTGTCCCATAGCAACATACGTCACAATAGAAACGTTGTTTTTCTATTATGCAGTGGGGATTTTTATGGGACATTTTATCCTAAAATAGCAACCGAAAAAATCCCCGAAGCGTTGGCCGAATTTCATAAAAAAATTATGCAGCGCACTTTTGGCGTATTTTTTTCGTATTTACTGCATTTCAATCACAAGTCACTTTTTCCGAAAATTTGAAATCGCCTTTTTCCGTTTTTGGACATTTTAAAAATGTCCAATTCTGAAAAGTTGGCCTATTTCTTTTTGGGGACTTGTTACGGTATTTTTCACTAATATTTTAATTGTTAATATGTGATGATACATGAAGTATATTTATAAAATAATAAAAATTTTATAAATAATGCAGCGGTCAGTCTACGATGGAGGAAGAGGCGCTAAACACAATTTAATTTCTCCTAGCGAAGCTACATCGTACTTTACAATAAGCGGCAAATCATTACCCAGATACATCTCCAAATGGCTACATAAGGGTGTGCATTTAATAAAATGGCTAAGCGATTTTAGAGAAAATTCGCCCTGAATAATGACGGAAGCATCCGGCTTCTGAATAAATTCCATATTACCATCCGATTCCGAACGGAAAATTCGAGAACTTGCAAAATTGCCCTCGCATGAAAACAGCAAATCGCTACCTACGGATTTAATTTCGACACGGTCACTAACCCCATTCAAATCACGAATAATCTTTTGGAAATCGGATGTAGGTAAATTAATAACCGTTGAATATTCCACATCGGGCACAATAAGCTCCTCTGTATCTGGCTCAATTAAACGCAACTTTTGGCTATAACATTGTTTAATGTCTCCATTATCATACTGTAAACCAAGATGTGATACAATTCCCTCGTGATAATCTGACTGTTCAATATACATAGAAAGAGTATCGTCATTGGACATAGTCGAAATAACCTTAAATAAATGAAGTGTATTTGCACAAACAATAATTTTCTCAGGAGTACAGCTAAACTGCTCAAATTTATGAGAATACAAAATTACATTAACTAATATAGTATGTGTCTTATCAAAATTAATTATCTTGAAACCATTTTTCGTAAACGTAATTGTCGCATCCGTTAAAATATCCTTAATTGCAGTAATCATATTACGAATAGGTTGAATTTGAACAGTTTTTATAGTTAGAACATTATTCTCTTCGTTCATATTCCAATATTAAAATATCATGTGCATATTTTTATATCGTCTTTGTGATTATATATTTTATCGAAAAAAATTGATTGCATTTAAATTGACCATGCCTTTGATAACTTAAAAATGGATCAAGAAAAAGATAGAGAACTCGCACTGAATGAATTTACTAGGGACATATATCAACATTTGAAATTTAACCCGTCTTATTCGTTTCGGACAGTAACTATTGATGGTGTGTTATGTTACCCCGTAATTCATAAACATAGGAAAATTGTTAATTTCGAATGCGTAAATATATTTTGCTACGTTAAAAATAAGTGGGGTGATAAAACTAAGGAAAAATATTCTGTTTATTATAAAAAATATTCTTCGATTAAAGAAGCTATTTTGACAGTTGAACTTGTAAACAAAAGTTTTCGTATTTATAATGGTGACTTAATGAGCCCACATGATTATAAAATGGCAAAAGCAGAGGAGCGTTTTATACCTTACAATCAATCTCAGGTTTGCTGTGTTTGTTATGAAAACACATTAGACACTACGGTTTGTGACCACTATTTATGTTTAAAATGCCGCGAAGTATGCCTCAAAAAGTGCGCGAAGGATTGTCCAATGTGTCGCAATCCTGGGATAGTATCAATTTATAATATTGATAACGGACTTATTAATAATAATGTATACACAATTTTGCGAGAAGCTCTTGAATTTGAACAAAAACAAGACGCGCCAAATAATGATTTTATATATTTATCTCCTCCCAGAAACGGTGTATATGCATTCATTGATAGAATTGGAAATAGAATGGTTCGAACTCCTAGCAGCGATAGTACAGAACCTGAACAAAGAGAACCTTCTTATGGTGAACTATCTGAAGTAAGCACAATAGACGAAAACAATTTAGAAGAAGATTTGGATGACTTTATTTCATTTGATTTGAGTGTATTGTTTGAAGTAGCATCACAAACAGATACGCTAACGATTTAGTAAACTATAATGTATTTAGCCAATATATATGAAATTTAAATATATATTAACTATAATTTTTTTATGTTTTATTGTTGGTGTGTTATCACTATTGGCAGCATCAAATAAAGAGTATATGTTGGTTATGGATAACGACCCAGGAGAACAACCAATATTAAATCCAACCCACATAGATTATTTAGGATTAAAATTTCATGCTGAAGAAGCTCATAAAGAAAAAGGATTGGACCATAGTGATATAAGTCCAAGTCTTCCTGTTGCTAAATTTGCACATAAATATTGTGATGATGTTTCAAATCGTGCTATGCCGTTTTCAAATAAAAAACGCGATTTTTGTTTTATTGGTAATATAGACTCTTATAAACCCAGAAGATTATGGGTTTGTGAATTTGCAAAATCACACTTTACTTCGAATTCCGTATTTGTTCATACAAGCAGTGACGAAAATTGGGAATCCTTAGGAGATTTTGACAAATCACATGAAAAACTGGGGTTTGTTGCATATTTAGTTCAAACACGCGAAGCTCAATACAGAGAAATACACGAAAACGAGTTTTATTTTAAAACAATGTGCGAAAGCAAATTTATATTATGCCCTGCTGGCGACGCACCTTGGTCATTCCGCTTTTATGAAACTATTATGTGTAAGAGCATTCCTATTGTAGAGACAGTTCATCATACATATCGAACACAAGAAGAGAAGGACTTTGATTATATCTATTTGTTAGCTAATGACTATGATAAAATTAATGAAGTAATGAACAACGAGTCCTTATATAATGAAATGGTTGATAAAAATACAGAATTATTTAGAAAACATCACATGTTGTCATAATTTTATTTTATAAATCTATTATATTATGCCAAGGAAGAATCAAAACAAAACTCAAAAAAGGAGAACCAAAAAAGCTATTAAAAAGGGTGGCTGGAAAATGTCTAGCCGTAGCCGTCGTAGGTCACTTAAGTCCGGTACAAAATAACATTGTAATTTATTGATAAAATTACAATGTTTATGCGTCTAATAATTTTACTGTAAATCCTGTCGCTGTTTTTATTAAATTTCCTACTAAAATAGGTTCCGCACCCGTTTGTTGAGATTGTAAATAACTATCAAGGTCAAATAGCTCATTCGTGTTTCTATTTAGTGCGTATTTTTTCTCACGATACGTTATTTCTTCCGCTTCCCATTCCACTTCCTTTTTGTTTAATTTCGGCTCCTTTTTTCCTCGGTCGTTCTCAAATGATGGTACGGACCCAAATTGATTCGATTCGACAACGCCATAGTTATAACAAACTAGGGGTTCGTCTTTATTTTTAGATGCATAAAGAGAACAATCCATAGCGCTTTGTTTTACAGATTTTAATATTTGGCGATTTACCTTATCTTTCATCGAAGCGATTTCTAACATAGATTCGTCTGTCGTTACTGGTGTTTGATTATCTAAACGACTAGTATCGCGATTTGTTAATTCAATATTATCTTCGCTCGTTTTTTGTTCTTGCGTGAGAACCGCCAAATATAAGAAAACCTTTACTGTTCTCAGCTCCTCTGGTAAATCCTGATGACTACAAATACGACGAGCACGACCAATGACCTGTTCTATACGAACCATATGCCAATACGGTTCAATAATATGTACGAAACGGGTATTTCTCAAATTAATACCTTCCGCACCGGATGACGTAATCATAAATATTTTTATTACTTCGCCCATATTATTGTTTTCGTTGCGTTCTCGTAGTTTTGCTGCAATATTTGGCGGAACAAAGTCCCATGTGCTATTATATATGTTACGTACTATTTCCTTTTCTTCTGGTCCCTCCGTGCCAGTATACAACACAAACCTAGGTTTTACTGTATCAGACTCCTTTTCGTCAATGGCCCAACCATCTCCGGTTTTTTTTATTTTAAATTCTGCGAAACCATTTGCCTCTAGTATTAATTTTAAAAGTCCAATTCCTTCAATTGTTCGGAATTGGCTATAAATTAAATGCAAACCCACGTTCTCTTCTGATTGTAGATTTTCGAGAACCTTTACAAATTTTGGACTATAAACACCCAATTCGGATTTTATCAAATACTCTTTTTCTCGCGGCGCCTCTGCATTATAACGTAGTGTATCAAGTGCTAACTTGATTTGTTTTTGATACTCTACTGCGCCGCTTTCTTGTGCTTTCTTTTCTTCTACGTCTTGTTCTTCCAAATATTCATCTTCTTGTTGTTGTAATTCGGGAGGAGTTGCATTAATAGTATTTTCGTCTACTTCGTCTTGTTTTCCGGTCGGCATAGGACGCTGCATTCCGGGAGGAAATACAAAATTACATGCCGACCTAGAAAAAATACGATAGGTGGATGATATTTTAAATAACTCTTCATTATCTGGACCAGCCTTTTTCTTGTTTTTACGATTACGTTTTTCTTGTTCTGCCTCTGATTTACGAATACGCTGGTATTCCGAGAACTGATGCCCCGACATTTCCGCTTTTACTACGTGGAATATATCGTTTTCAATAGTTTTCTCAAGAGTAGGTAATAATTTCTCTTGTGCACTACGGAAATAAGACGTAAGACCTAATATGCGACGCTGGAATAAGTCCATATTCTTAACTTCGACAGATTCACTATTTACAAATATATCCAAAAACGCCTGAGAATCATCAGGCAACGCTTTATTTTTGTGAATTTCAATAGAACCCTTGGTCACTTCAAGTCCGTTTTTGGATAGTATATAAGAAACTCTATCTTGGAAATCATGATCCGACAAATTACCACTATCGTCGAGTTTTACGCCATTATATTTTTCAAATTCTCCTGTGCCGCCAATTTGAGCATCAGAACAAGCCCTTCGTTTTTTTGTGGTCCTTTTTCCTTTAAAAAAATCTAAGAGACCCCCACCTCCTTTATTTACTCGCGCTGTTCCTTTTAAAACTCCCCGTTTTTTTGTATTAATAAAACCAAACGGATTCCGAGTAATTGTCAATTTGTTACCGCTATATTCAACATAATCAAAACTACGAAAGTTCTCTTTATCGAACGCTGCTAATATAGATGCAGTGTTTACCTGATTTGTGGTTTTTACATTAACTGTCATTGTCCAAGTTTTAATAAATCCACGAAGCATATTAAACAAAATACCAATTTCATTTGGGTAATTAATGATTGGCGTTCCCGTCATAAAAACGACACGCGCATTGGTAGCATCCATTAAATAATGATACAATTTATGTGATATAGACGTGGGTTTTTTTATTTTATTCACAATACGACTAACGAAATTGTGCGCCTCATCAATTAAAACCACAGCATTATCAAAAGGGTTTTTTGTACCACTTGCTGTCAAATTATTAAATACTTTTTGTGTAAGACCATTATAGTTGATATCGACGTATTTGGCGCGAATCATCATATTTAGTTGGTCGTCAATTTGATTCTGCTCCTCTGCTGTTTTTTCCGTAAAATTAGGCTCTTTCTCAATATTTACTAACCATGCTCCACCACCAGACCTGATATATTCAATGGGTAATGAAAGTGCCTTTGATAATATACTCACGTATTCTGGTCTGCCATCAATAGTAATAAACTCCCAGAATTGGTTCTTACGATATAGTTGGTCACCATAACGTTTAAGCTCGCTGAAAAAATTCATTTTTAGAGACGCCGGCGTTAAAACAAAAATTTTTTTCTCTGACTTCATACCCTCTGCAATTGATATAGATGAAATAGTGTTATGAGTAACAGTAAAATCGCCTATTAAATAACGATTATTTCCATCTAATGTGAAACCATAATAATCGTCTTCTCCAACATATTCGGCTTGAATTCCAGTAACAAGAACATCTTTTATTTGATTCCTTAGCGACGCGCGCTTTCTGGGTATTAACGTAGGGATTTCTTCAAGACCGTTTCCGCTAATTGTTATTCGATGTGCTGTGCCTTTTTTCTTTTCTCCTTTATATGCCCAAGTCGTTTTTTTAACTGATTTATAACATGAGAACCCCAAACTTCTGGCCAAATAAACAACGTCGTCCATCAATATCTCATTTTTCTGAGTAAATTCAAAACAACCGTTACTATAATGTCCGTCGCTATCCAAGAGTCCTGCTAATAACCGCAAACGGTTCTCACGCGAATTACATTTATAAATCATCGGAATATGTTTATTATTTATCATATTGTTTTCTTTCAATGTATTCAAAAACACATTATTATTATAACGCCCATCTCCGCTAATTCCATAATCGTATTGACAGTAGTAATTTAATGTCAAACCATATTTTGGGAGTTGTTTTGAAAAATAATATAACACAGTAGAATCTTGACTAGTTATTCTTGAGCCATTTGATGCGCCGTCTCCTAGCCAGTAGCCAATCATATAAGGGTCAATCGGTAATTCTTTTTCGGGGAAATCTATGGCTGTGCGATAACCTTTCAAAAATCCCTTCTTTTTATCAGACAATTCTAAATAATCTTTCACAGCAATTTCATAAACATTGTCTGTGTCTTTTACGTTCTCGAAAAATGCTTCAGCTTCTTTGCGTGTTTCTTCGATATTGTTTAAATCATAAGAAAATGTACGTGATTGAAATTCATTGTGCTCAATCCATTGAATATTAAAACTATGATTGCCCTTATGTTTATTAAACGATATCTTAGGAAATCCCGATGCGCGCAGACATAAAATATGTTCTTGATTTACAGTATATTTTTCTCCTTTGACCGGGATAATATCATACATTTTGTCACGACCTTGAGCTAACGAAAGAACAGTTCTTGGTTTTGAATCATCTCCCATTAAAAAATCTCCGACTCGAATATCTTCTACTAATTTAGTCGAACCATCTGACATCATTATTGATGTGCCTTTTGCGTGACATTTGCCGGATCCCAATCCGTGGTACAATAATAATCCTCGATAAGGAGTGTAAAGATTCAAGTAATCACGGACGATTTTTTGATGGGTCAATAGGTCCAATTCTGCACCAGCGCTACGGCTTTCACAGGAAAGCGATTGTTCGTCAGACATAATATCTTTACGATATGGCCTAAAAAGTTCATTTAATTTTGATACCGAAATCTCTCGATTATTCATATAGTACGCAGAAGCTTTTACAATAACTTTATCACTAGGTAAAGGAAGTCGTTCGCTAACTAATTGGTCGCGGATTTTTGCAGTGGTCAAATCAATATTTAAGAGTTCTTGTTCGGGCCCAGCAACAACCTTTAATTTACGTGGCTTTCGTATTTTTTTGGGTAATTCTTCTACTTTTATTTCACTGGGCACAGGCTCTTTATCTAAATTTTCAGCCTGACCTAGGAGTTCATCTACGTGTTTTATTTCCTTTTCAATTTCGTCTACGTCTACAGTTTCTTCGGTTCCACTAACTTCTACATCAACTTGTTTGACAGGCATAGGACCAGGTTGCTCCTGTACAATGTCAGTTAAAACAACCGTTTTATCAATTTTGACAATACCAACAGGAATAACGGCTTTTCTTACAGGCACAATATCAGTCTTACCTACAACGGCACCCAAATTATTTTGCCGCAATCGATTATATATTAATGCTCTATCAACATTAGATATTTTACGTTTATCTTTAATGATTTGTTTTTGAGGAGCTTCATCCGATACTTCTTGTAAAAACGCCGACGGCTCTTCTCCTTCTTCAACTACGGGAACCTTTTCGTGGATACGATATCTTAGCTGTAAAGGACCTTTTGCCTCCGGTTTTAATACTAATTTTTCAGTTGGATTAAAAGGTTGGTTCATTTATATTATACTGCGAATATATTATAACGATTTTTACTAACTATTTTACTGCTAAATATTATGAATTATAATAAAATTGCATTGAACTATAGTCTTGAATATTCTTAAGTATGCCTTCGTTGTGTTTTTTTTGAAATAATGGATAAAAGATAGTGTTAACGGGTAATTCAAAAAAATAGCTACATTTCCTTATAAAATGAATGTAAAATGTATCTTCACAATGTTCATCTTCTTTTACTACATGTACATCATTTAAATGTTTAAAAAGAGGTGCGTCTTCTTGATGAAATAATTTGTATTGTATTATTTCGCGAGGTTTACAATTATTAAAACATCCAGCATGTAATAAATCGCAATTAAACAAAATACATGACCCCGCAGGACCGCTAATATTTACGATTTGACTCGATACAAATGGATATGTATAATTACTTCCTGGGCATACTGATAGTAAACAACCTCCATGTTTATATATAACCAATGTATAAACTTGGTGTTTACTGTTATATATATTTTGACTTGATGTTACATCACGATGAAAAGTTGAAATAGTCGCGTTTTTGATAGCATAAGAATAATTTGCAAACTGATAGCCCTGGGGTAATTTTTTAAGTATGTCTATTTTAAAATTGTCGTCTAGTTCTGTTTTTATAAAGTCGTCATAAGAGAGAAGGACAAATCCGTCGTTTTCTATGGTTCTATGTTTTAGTGCATGTTCCCAAGATTCATAATGTTCATTAGAATAATATATGATATAAATAGTAATTATTGCAAAAAAACCGCAAAAAAAACACAAATATCCTTGAACCCTTTTCATTTTGTATTATCGTGTCATATAATGTTCTAAAATTATTTTATTTGTTACTGTTTGTGCAGTTGTATTTACAGTTTTATAATATTGTTTTTAATAAATTTATGCGAAAGAACCTAAATATTGAATCGCATCCTCGCAAGCGATTTGCTCTGCCTTCTTCTTGATTTTGTGTGTACCTTCTCCTAAGAACAGTAGGATCTTCTTATGTAAGGACATGTATTGGTGTATTTCTTGGTAACATGTGAAACGCTTTCGACCAATGGATTTGCCTGCGCTCGTTTCGTGAATGGCCTGTCCTAGACACAAATAAACGCCCATGTGATAACCGGTTTCGCCATTATATTCCTCGACTTCCAAATAATCTGGTGTTACCTTGAATTCCTTCTGAATCTTTACCTGTAAAATATTCTTATAATTATCGTCGTTCTTAATCAAACTAATCCAATCCACGTGCTTTTCGAAAACAGCCTCTACAAACCGCTGTACCATTTGAAATCCAGGACCCGTAACAAATATATTATCAAACCATCCATGCTCATCTTTAACCTGGATTTTATTAAAATCCAGGAACATGGCGCCAATAAACGCTTCAAATAAACAACCGAGTTTTTTTAGATTGGTTCTCGTCTGCTTCGATTCTGCGTATTTTGAAAGAATAAAATATTTATGTAGTCCCATGTCGTATGCCATTTTACCGATTGATTCATTCTTAACGAGGGCAATCTTCTTTTCCGTCATGAACCCCTCATTTTCTTTAGGGAAACGTCTATATAAATAATATTTGGTAATACATTCTAGAACCCCATCTCCAACGAATTCTAGACGCTCATTTGATTTACTATAAAGCGGTAGACAATCGTCGGGTTTAGGACATATAGAAATATTGTTTTGCGCGTTCTCTAGAGTCGGTCTCCGGATATAAGATCTATGAATAAACGCGCGTTTATAAAGTTCCCAATTATGAATGGGCGCATCGACCCCGTAACTCCTTAAAATGGCTTCGATTTCATTATCAATAATTAATATATTTAGGGGATTGTATGGGTCAAATACGTACGTTTCATTTCCGTCTGCCCCCTTTTCAATACGAATATCGTCGTCTAAGTTCATGGTGTGTTTATTGGATTAATAATTGTTTATAGAATCAATTTTTTACTCTTGGATAAAAAAATATTTAGCTAATGTATAGTTGAAGATGACAACAAGCCAATGGAGCCGTTCAAACAGAGCCCGAATGGGCTCGACTGCTATTACTGACCAAGCTCAAGGAGGAGGCTCTAAGAAGGCCGGATTTCCCTACATGATTGGTCGCACCAGCTGGTCTAGTATTGCTATTCCTGACATTTCTCTCAAGCGTGCTATGACCACAAAACTCCCTCTTGCACGTCCTAGTCGTGGCGTTGGAAATCGCCCTGGTATTGGCGTATATTTCACTCAGGGATTACCCGGTAAGTCATAAATAATATTTAAATAACAATATAATAACTTTTGTATTGTTATTTTACGAATGCGCGTAATTTTAGACGACAGGGAACGGGATTTATATTTAGCATGTGAAAACATTGTTGGGTCAAACCAAACTTACGTAAAATTATTCAAAGAAACGTTGCCTTTAGGAGACGTTTATGTAAAAACCGACGAAGAAAAAGACGTATTGATTATTGAACGTAAAACAATTTCAGATCTACTAGCTAGTATTAAAGATGGTCGTTATGGAGAACAATCGTATCGACTAATACATTCATCTGGATTTCCTCTACATTCTATTATATATATTATTGAAGGGTCTATTAGCCAATTGCGCACTCCTATGGAGCGCAAAATAGTTTATAGTGCATTAGCATCTTTAAATTATTTTAAAGGTTTTAGCGTCGTGCGCACAAGCTCTATTGCTGAAACAGCTGAATATATAGTTTGGATGTGTGATAAAATAGAGCGCAATTTTTTGAAAGGCGAAATTCCTTATTATTTACAAGCACCTAGAGAACCTACAGTTACAAACGAGACGGAACATCAAAATATATTACGCACGACTGAATCCAATCCCGCAAATTATTGTACAGTTGTTAAAAAGGTTAAGAAAGAAAACGTAAGCCCCGAGAACATTGGCGAAATAGTATTATGTCAAATACCGGGCATAAGTTCAACAAGCGCTATTGCTATTATGCAAAAATTTGGTACATTTCCGCAACTATTAAAGGCGCTACAAGAAAATCCAAATTGTTTGGACGATATTGGTTATGATTCAAAGGGCAAATTTCGTAAAATTAATAAACCGTGTATCGAAAACATTAAGAAATACTTTTTATGAGTTTTCTAATTTATCCTCTGGTTTACCAAATGCAGAAGGAATTGCGTCAATATAAATTCCTTTGGGTTGGAATAGCAACGGTTTTGTAATATTATTATCATTATATTTGCCTGATTTTAAAATGTCCTGTGTATATTTAACTCCGCCCCAATTAGGGTCCATAGGATTATCACTTAATCCAGTCGGTTGACTTGAAACAAATTCTTTGGCTACATATTCATAATGATTAATATCCTCATTTAAAGGATCAAAAGGACCATAGGAACTATCGGGGTACGCTACAGTTGATTTTATAAAATCTGTATTACCAGCATCGTCAGAATAAACATTGTTTTCTCTATTGCCGGTGGATTCTAGCGTAACAGGATTTTGATTTAATATATAATCATCTAAATTTTGTTGTTCTGGTTCAGAATCGTTTGCATCATCCGTTCCTTGCGTGTTTTCGTCAGTAGATGTATCGTCAACGGAGTTAGTATCTTTATCTTGTCCGGTTGGTACATTCGCGTTGCTTGGAGCATCATCTTTCTTGCTTTCTGGTTGTGGGGCACCTGTAACGCTATTATTTGCCGAATATTGATTCGGGCTATCGGTTAAGCCTTCTGAGAACGATTCGCTGTATTTATTTACCCAAAAAATTACATATATTCCTGAGAATAACACAAAAACTAAAAAAATTTGGAATAATAGTCTAAATTCGTTCATAATCTAATATATATATTTCGCGAAAAGATTATTGACAATTTAAAAAATATATTTAGTATATATAATGATTGATTTACTCTTAATTCATGCAAATTGGTGTGGTCATTGCCAACATCTTATGCCTGAATGGAAAAAAATGAAAGAATCGTTAAAAAGCAACAAAAATATAAGCGTACATGAAATAGAAAACGACGATTCCGATAAAGAACACAGGCTGGGCGAACTAAGTAAAAAAGCCGGAGGTAATAAAATATCAGTACGTGGATTTCCAATGATCGTTCGGTTTGAAAACGGAGAAATGACTGAATTTAAAGGTAAGCGTACAGCGCAAGAATTAGCTAAATGGGCAACAAAACATAAATTATCCGGTGGGCGCCGTAAAACGAAACGTACCAAAAAGAACCGTGCAAAAACATGTAAAAAATGTTCCTTTAAACTCTGGTAAAAATTGATATTTGGATGATTATATTATGAATCTATAACCATCTAAAAATAAATCAACATTATTACTAAATGAATGCAGAAAGCAAAAAGATTGGACCTATAGTAAAAAAACAGGTGCGTCTGTTTTCGTTTCAAACTTATGACGACGCACCATCTAAGTCGAACGAAAATAGCTCCGATGAAGAAAAGGCAAATCGGTATAAGGATAAACAACAATTTGTCATACAGATGTTCGGTCTGAATGAAAAAGGAGAAACCTTCTGTATCTATATACGTGATTTTAAACCATTCTTTTACGTAAGCGCTGGTGACGATTGGACTCCTTATAATATGCGATGTTTGGAGGAGCATATTAAAAAGCTCCTACCTAAAAACATGCAGGACTCCATTCTCTCGACTGAACTTGTCGACTATAATAAATTATACGGATTTACAGCAGGTAAGAAAAGCAAGTTCGTAAAATTTACTTTCAAAAACAGTATTATTATGAGAAAGGTCCGGGGGCTATGGATAGAGTATATTGATGACAAAGACCGTCCTGGCAAAAACACATCACGTATGAAGCCGTTTATTTTCCAAGGTCTTAAATTGGAGCTTTATGAAAGTAATATTCCACCACTTCTACGATATTTTCATATTTATAACATCAGTCCTTCTGGATGGGTCGAAATCCCCGTGAACCGTGTCGAGCGTGTCGAAAACAAAACTACTACGTGTAAATACGAATTTATATGCTCATCGAGTCAAATAAAACCACTACCAGATAAGGAAACACGTGTTCCTTATAAAATTTGTAGTTTTGATATTGAGGCTAACAGTAGTCATGGCGATTTTCCGATGCCTATCAAAACGTATAAGCGTTTGGCAATGAACATGGTAGACGTTTATTTGAGACAACGAAGCGCACTATGCGATTTACTCATTATTCAAAGATTTGTACAGAAGATGATTTTGGCCGCGTTTGGTTACGATAGTTGTGAGGATATTGATTTGGTATATCCCAAGTCTAAACCAGCAAAGGAACAAATCAAAAAGTATATTAAGATTTTGTTGGAGCAACCCATGGAAATTGCTAAACACGCGAACAAGGATCAGGATACCGGAGATTTACTAACCATAGACGAAATGTTTGAACAGATAAACGCTGAGGCAGCGGCAGCCAATGCCATCGATGCAGAAAGCAGCGAAATGATACCAAATGAAGAATTAGTGGAAGAGGGAACCGGACCCCGTTTTAAAAAGCAACCAAAAAAGAAGGTCGACCTAAAATCTACCGTAGTTGATATGTTGACTAGTGATAATCATACGCGTGATGAAAAAATCCAACTTCTGAATGATATTCTTACACGGCTATTTCCACCACTAGAAGGAGACCAAATCACTTGTATTGGTTCGACCTTTATGCGCTACGGAGAGCCAGACCCTTATCTTAGTCATTGTTTAGTTCTTGGTTCATGTGACCAAGTTGAAGGCGCCGTCATTGATGCAGTCGAAGACGAAAGGGACCTGCTAGTGCGCTGGGCGGAACTTATACAGACGGAAGACCCCGATATTATCATTGGTTATAATATATTTGGGTTTGATTATGAATATATGCTTCGGCGAAGTCAAGAGCTACATTGCGAACAGGAATTCTTGAATGTTTCGCGTAAAGTTGGAGAGTTTTGTGGGAAATACGACAAGGAGGGAATACTTCAACTCGATAACACACCATTGCGTCTTGCGACAGGTGATTATGACCTTAAATATTTTAAATTATCTGGTCGTCTACAGATTGATTTGTATACTTATTTTCGGCGTGAATATAATCTGGCGTCTTATAAGCTGGATTACGTTGCTGGTGAAAACATTTGTGACAGTATAGTAAAAGTAGTACATTCGGTCAATGAATCTGGTCAAATTACTGAATTATATAGTAAGAATTTGACTGGTCTGCACGTTAATGATTTTATTCATATTGGATACGTAGGTTTTACGTCGGATTATTATAAAAACGGTGATAAGTTTCGTGTTCTTGATATTCGGCGGGGTGTTGAGCTAGTTGAAACAGTCAAAGGACAAGAGGTTACCAATAAATATAATGTTATTGTCATTGAAGGACACGAACAAATTGATATGAAGCGCCCTGTGAAATGGGGTTCGGCAAAAGACGATGTATCTCCGCAAGATATTTCACGGTTGTTTAAACGTGATGCGTCTGGTCGCGCTATTGTGGCAAAATATTGTATTCAGGATTGTAACCTTGTTCATTATATTATGAATAAAATAGACGTTCTTACTAGTTTTGTAGAGATGTCGAGCATTTGTAGTGTGCCTATGAGTTTCTTGATGTTTCGCGGACAAGGTATTAAACTTACTAGTTTCGTTGCCAAAAAATGTATGGAAAACCATACTCTTATGCCTGAACTAGATAAGGGCGGCGATAATAGTGGTTACGAAGGCGCAATTGTGCTTCCACCTAAATGTTCTATGTACATGGATAATCCTGTGGCTTGTGTTGATTATGCGTCGCTATATCCTTCAGCGATGAGTAGTCAGAATCTATCACATGATAGTAAAGTATGGACTAAGGAGTTTGATTTGACTGGTAATTTGTTACGAGAAACCGGCGAAAAAACGGCAAATGGCTCATATAAATACGACGAACTAGAAGGATATAAATATATTGATTTGGAATTCGATTCATTTCGCTATATTCGTAAGACACCCACTTCGCGTGCTGAAAAAGTCAAATCGGGAACAAAGGTATGCCGATGGGCACAGTTTCCTGATGGCAAAAAAGGTATTTTGCCGTCTATTTTGGAAGAGCTATTGAAGGCGCGAGCGGATACGCGTAAGAAACAGAAGACGGAGAAAGACCCTTTTATGTGGAATATTTTGGAGAAGAGACAGCTCGGTTATAAAGTAACCGCAAATTCTCTTTATGGCCAATGTGGATCCCCTACATCTGCGTTTTGCGAAAAAGATATTGCTGCATCTACTACTGCCACTGGAAGAATGATGATTAATTATGCGCGGCGTATTATCGAAGAAGTTTACGGAAACCGACTCTATGTTTTGGAAAACGGAGCGACTGTTAAAACTAAAGCTGAGTATGTTTACGGAGACACTGATTCCGTATTCTTTACATTTAATTTAGAGCACCCGGAGACAGGCGAAAAGATTCGCGGAAAACCTGCACTTGAAATCACAATTGAAATCGCACAGGACGCTGCGAAACTTTGTTCACAGTGGCTGAAGCCGCCCATGGAGCTTTCGTATGAGAAAACATTGATGCCGTTTATTTTAGTCGCTAAAAAGAAGTACGTCGGAATGCTTTATGAAACTGACCCAAATAAGGGTAAATTGAAGTACATGGGACTCTCAATCAAGCGCCGCGATTCTTGTGATTATTTGAAGGATGTTTATGGTGGTATCCTGAACATTTTAATGAAAGAATATGACATCAAAAAAGCAATTCAGTTCTTAGATAATTCGTTGACTGCACTATTAAAAGGCCAGGTTCCAACGGATAAACTGATGATGACAAAACAGCTGAAAAGTGATTATAAGAATCCAGAGCGTATGGAACATTGGGTGCTTTCTGACCGTATTGGAAAGCGCGACCCCGGAAATAAACCCAAATCAGGAGACCGTATTAAATTCCTTCATTTTGTGAATCCTGACGCAAAACTGAATGGGGAACGTATCGAAACACCGGAGTTTATTAAAGAAAACGGTCTACCTATTGATTATACTTATTATATTACAAATCAACTTATGAAGCCATTACAACAGTTGTTTTCATTAGCGCTGGAACAAATTTGGGAGATAAATAAAGCCACGGTGCCTCTTAGAAAACACAGAAAAGAAGTACTTGAATTAGAAAAGCAATATGATGACAGAACGGTGTTTATGAAAAAACGCGAAATTATGTGTTGTAAAAAGATAAAGGAACTCTTGTTCGATAAATATCTCGAGCAGATTCGAAATGAAAAGACAGGGACTCGTACCATTACACATTTCTTCCAGAAAAATTGAACTGTATTTATTTCAATACAATAAATACAATTTTTAACATGCAAAAAGACAACACAACTATTTTAGGATATATGGGACATGGAGTCTTATTTATTGTTGAATTATCGTTAATACCTTACTATCAATTAGAATACGCATATTACAGAGCAGAAGGTCGAATAAAAAAATTTTATCAGTAGTTACCCGACAAATCATTATAAATATAAAGAGGTACTTCAATAGAAAATACATTATTCATAGATGTGTCGCGGTCCAAATAATTTTGTAAGACGGTTTGTAGTCCATTTGACAAATTCTGTACAATTCGATTTATGCTGGCGGATACTCTTGGCAATTCGTCGGTATGCGCTGTTTCCTCCTCTCCTGGTTCAGTAGGATTATCTGTTCGAATATCGTATCGGCATACAGGGCATCTTACATTTTGACGGAACCAATTTTTTATGGCCATTTCACGAAATAAATGACCACATTGACGTATTTGGCATACGGACTCGTTCTCTTGAAAATCTTCTAGAGTAATGGGACACCTGGTGTGGATTGTTTCTTCAGCTCTATAATTAAATGATTCAGTCGCATTGTTTATTTGCTCCTCTGTTGCGTTTACCAGTACGTCTTGAAATAATCCCGGCATCGCATGATGAACTGTCTCATTAATAATATTTGTGTATATTGTATCAGAAAAAGGTGTGTTGTAAAATGCATATCGATTGTTATTGGGAACAGAAGTATTGTTTTGATTATAATGTGGATAATTTGACCCGCGTCTTTGTCTATTGAGTGTAGACTGAACGATTTGAATATAGGAAGCAACATTATCGTGAAACCGTCGTTCAGTTGAACGCACAGTGTAATTATATTCAATCATTAATTCATTTAATGCAATTAATATACGGTCTTCTTCACTACGATTATGGTTACGTCTTGTCGTTTCAAAAAAGGGGTTTCTATTATCCATATTGAATACTATATAAAGGTTTATTTATATATACTTACATAAATATTATATAATTATGAATCTATCAAAATATCAAAAAAAGGGTTACACCGGAATTGATAACCTTGGTAATACTTGTTTTCTAAACTCGTGTTTGCAAGTTCTCAATCATACATATGAAATGAATGAAATACTGGATAAAAAACAGGACGAACACATGAAGCCAGGAATACCAGACACGAGCATTTTAAAGGAATGGAATGATTTACGATCAGTTATGTGGAGCGGCAACGGGGTAGTTTCTCCTAATAAATTCGTACATAACGTACATAAAATTGCCACGATTAAAAATAAAGAGATATTTACGGGCTGGACACAAAACGACATGCCCGAATTTTTATTATTTATGATTGAGTGTATTCATAATAGTCTTAGTCGCAGCGTATCCATAAAAATAATTGGTAAAAAGGAGAACAAATTGGACGATGTAGCAGTTCAATGTTATACGATGTTACAAAACGTTTACGGTAAAGAATATTCAGAAATCATGGATTTATTTTTTGGTATATACATGTCAGAAATATCGTCCATTACTGACGGAACGGTGCATGCTACAAAACCAGAAAACTTTTTTATGTTGGATTTGCCGGTGCTCGATGGAAATAAACTAGCATCCAATTTATATGATTGTTTAGATATATTTACAAAGACTGAGTATTTAAATGGCGACAATGCGTGGTTCAATGAAAAAACTGGTAAAAAGGAAGATATAAAAAAACGAATTACTTTTTGGAACTTTCCGAAGGTATTGGTTATTTCATTAAAACGATTTTCCCCAGATGGCCAACACAAGTTGAATAGCATGATAGATTTCCCATTAGAAAATTTGGACCTATCCAAATACGTATCTGGATATAGCGCATCGACGTTTAAATATGATTTATACGGAATTTGCAACCATAGTGGGGGCGTAATGGGGGGACATTATACGTCTTTTGTAAAACACATTGACGAAAAATGGATACATTTTAATGATACAAACGTAGAAATTTTGGATAATAGCCAAAACGTGAAAACTCCTTTGGCATATTGTTTATTTTATAGAATGAGGTTATCTGGAAATAAGTAATCCGTAAAATTTTATAGTATGTTATAATATATAATGGGTTCTTCCGATGATGATAATAATTTAACAAGTGATTTAACTAAACTGTATAACATGGTTTTTAATAAATCGACATTACTATTAATCATGTGGTTTTTAGCATTGCATTTTGTTTGTTATCGATTGTTAAAGGTTTTTTATAGTGAGAACTTGGATACTTTAGATTATCAAACAAAGTTAAGTAGAATGTTAGATATAGCGGTGTTCTCGTTTTTGCTGTTGTTTTTAACGGCATCTTATTATTCTGTTCCGGATACAGATAAAGAAATTATGTTAGAAAATCTAGCTGATTCATTTAAAACATACGCAAACGATAACGATTCTATTTATAAAACGGTTGTTTTCCTACTTTTTTTTTATTGTGCGATTTATTTATTTAGAATACCCATGAATTCGGAAACAAAACCGGCTTTTGTCGCTTGGACAGAATTTGGTGCGTGGACTCTATTTCTTATTATTGTTTTTGTTAAATTTTTTAATGATGTGTTTGGGTTCTCAATGATTGATATTATTTACTCTTATTTTGATTGGTCTAGTTTACCAGAAACTACTGATGTAAACAATTCGATTAAGGTTACTACAGCTAATGTAGAGGAAGATGAAGAAGACTGTGAAGATGAAGAAGAACCACCGTCTTATTTGTCAAAAGTTTTATCTTACGTAACGCCGGCACCAAAAAATAAGCCTCCTTCTATTACCAAAAAACCGTCGTCCAAACCTACAACTTTCAGTTCGGTATTAACTAAATTTGTTACTACTTTGGCTTCGGGTTCTTCGGTTACTAGTAATACTACGCCCGTCAAGGTACCTACTACAACTTTATCTAGTAATATTTCAAAGAATACCTCGACAACAAATAGCTTACGAGATCCTGTTATAACTACGACTTTATCTAGTAATATTTCAACAAATACCTCGACAACAAATGGCTTACGAGATCCTGCTATAACTACGACTTTATCTAGTAATATTTCAACAAATACCTCGACAACAAATGGCTTACGAGATCCTGCCACTACAACAACAAAATCTAGTGGCGTTACGATGGACAGTTCAACTACAACAACAAATCAATCTGGGTTTCGTAATATAAAAGAATCGTTTAATACAATGGCGCCCTCATCGAATAATACAAATACACAAAAGCAAGAAGTGTTCAATGTTTCTGGCAATTTTACTTACGATGATGCTCAGGTTGTATGTGCTGCGTATGGCGCGAGTTTGGCAGATTATGACCAAATTGAAGAAACGTATAACAATGGAGGAGAATGGTGTAATTATGGTTGGTCAGCAGGACAATACGCATATTTTCCTACACAAAAAACAACGTGGGACAAACTTAAACAGAGCAGCGACCCTAAAATACAGCAAAGTTGTGGTCGCCAAGGTATAAACGGCGGTTATGTTTCTGATAAAACAAAACAACTTGGTATTAATTGTTACGGACATAAACCAGCACCTTTGGATAAAGATTATGAATTACGTCAGCAACAACAATCAATTATAAATGCCAAAACCAAAGAAGACATTGAATTAGAATCCAAAATACAATATTGGAAGCAACAAATTGATGGCGGAACAATCAGTGTCAATCATTATAATCAAACCGTTTGGTCAAATTTTGATACCAGTCCGCCACCAGGACAAACCACATTGCCAAACCAAGACACCACATTGCCAAACCAAGATGCCACGTTTGGTTCTGAACAAAATGATTACGAACAAAATGATTATGAACAAAATAATTATGAACAAAATAATTATGAACAAAATAATTATGAACAAAATAATTATGAACAAAGTGACAACGTAGACATAGGTACAGTACAATATAATAATATTCCCACCACTTTACGATCGATAGTTAACCAACTTACTACACTTCCAGCTCTAATAAATTCGGATCAAACAACAAAAGGTACTGTACAAACAACAAAAGGCCCTGAACAAACAACAAAAGGTCCTGTACAAACAACAAAAGGTCCTGTACAAACAACAAAAGGTCCTGTACAAACAACAATAGGACCGCCTAAAATGAATAATCCTAATTTTAATCCAAATAAAAAATAATTCATCTCTAATCTATATGAATTATTTTTTTATTTTCTGCGTCTTAACTGATGATTTCCTAGATTTTACCATATGTTTTGCTACAACACCGTATAATTTTTCAAAATGTTCTTCTTCTATTGCGCCACCAATAATAATTTTGGCATCATGAATAACGTTTCCTCCGCTCATAGAACCAGATGTAGAAACATAAAGACCAACCGGAACAGAGAAGGGTTCTAAATGACTAATATCAGATTCCAATATATTGTTTATTGAAAAACCACCAACCATGGTGCCACTATTTTGTTCTCGAAATTTGTATTGTTGAAGAAATGATTTATTCATTTATATTTTGAGCCTATTTTTATTTCGAAATAAGACGCAATTCTTGTACCGTCGAAACGTCCCGTTGTTCTCTAAGATAATTTATTATAAATTGTATCTGTTCCTTATCTGCTATAATGTTCTCTAAACAAAGCTCAATATATGAGAACGAAAGTGTGCCGTATTCTTTTTTCTCAATGAGTCGAACCTCTCCGGCTGGTAAGTTAATTTTTTTATTAGTCAAATTGTTCTCGTTCATGTACTGCGTAATGTCTTTATTGAGTTCGTTTTTTATGGTACGGAGTTTTTTAGTATGTTCGTTTATGCTCTTTAATTTTTCTTCAACTAAAGACCATTTTTTTATATTCTCCGTAAACTTCTCCATTATATTATGAAATTATCTTTATTTTTTGTACTAACCCTATTCACTTTGAGGGGCAGGAGTAGGAGCAATGTTTAATTCTGCCGCAGGGACATGTTTGTTACCACCGCGCTTTTTTGCTGTGCGACCTTTTTTACCACCCTTTGCCTTCATAGTTTTATATATTTTCTTTCCGGCTTTCATCGCGTGGCCTAATTTGTATCCCTTCTTATGTTTGTTCTCGCCATAGATTTTTTTCACTAAATCTGTCCAAGCTGACATCTTTATATATATTATAGAGATAATATATATAGTTTATACCTGAGGCACTAAAGACGAAGATTCCGTGGGCGGAAGTGTAACATTTCCCCCCTTCTTCATAGAGCGTCTACGTCCACGCTTACCAGCCTTCTTCGATTTTCCACCCTTTTTTACGGACGTGCGGCGACGCTTGGTCAGCTCATTCAATCCCAAAAGAGCCAAGGACGCTCCTAAATCAACACCCGTAGAACCACCACGTCTACGGCGTTTTCCGCCCATTTGGGGCTTTACTGCAATCAAATTATCCTCTGGTGACGCGCGTTGTTGATCGCCTATAGCTCCATATACAGAAACGCCATGACTTGCTGCGCCAATACCGCCTTTCATAGTTTTACGTCCTCCCTTTCTAGGCATTATATATTATGCATAGATTATTTCCTAAATTGTCTTAGGTAGAACATTTGCTTTTTGAACGGTTTGATACAAATGGATTATTAAAAACAAATTTGCCAATATCAAAAATAGCAATAAAACGTTATAAATACAAATAAACCAAATATATAGGTAAATTTCATTGTACATCATATTTCCCAAAGGTTTAATAATTTCACGAACCTCTTTATGTAGATCCTCATTCTGAAAAAATTCCATACATGTATCACGAATCGTTTTCATATGCTAATCAATATTAATATTTTTTATTTATAAATTAAACTTATTGTTTTACTAGTCTATCGTTTATTTTTTGTCTCAATGAGTCAATATTGAATGCATCTGGTATAACGCCGTTTTTAAAGAATACAGTTTGATATTTTATTTTATAAGCATCGGCATTATTATCTAATTCAGCAACTTGTTTTAATAATTCCTGAAAATCATTATCATTGTAATCTGGTTTTAAATACAAAATAGAGTCCATATTTACATAGTCATGAATGTTTGGACATCCCCAATAGATTGGAATGACTCCTCCACAATATGCATTTATCAACTTTTCTGTAAAATAATTAGGTTGCGATTTATTCTCGAAACAAATCATGAATTTATAATCATTCATAAATTCTATATAATCCTGTGTACCCCAAGAACCGGGGCAAGTTATATTATTCATATATCTCCCGCAAGAATCTACTTGTTTATATTTGGATAATTCTGCAAAAAAATCATTGCGAGCCTTGCAGCCATCATGACTAGATGCAAATAAACAAAAACTTGATTTGTTTTTTGTCAGTTCTCTTTTTACTAGCAAACTATTTTTATCAATAATGTTATTTGTAAGCGTATAATGAGAAGCAAAAGGAAATATAATTACGTTTTTGCTTTCTTCTGCTACAGGAATAAAATTTATATCGAATTGTTCAGGGTCATCAAAAAAACTTTCCCCTGTAACCTGTACGCGAATTGCTCCTTGATAATTACTCATATCGCGTTTATGAAATGTTTCATATACAATAACATTTTTGTCAACGTCTCTAAACAAATCTTGGAAAAGTTTATCATTTTCCGGCGACGACCATTCCCCCAAGTCTATTTTTTTTTCAAAGTGCTCTTTTTTAAATAATAGTGTCAGCATAAACAACAACAATATTAAAAAAATTAGTAGTATTAAAGTAGTAAACGTTCTGTGTTTCATTATTATATATAATACTCGTTTTTTTATTCTATAAAATAACCGGCCAAATTATAAAATGGAGAACATTTACGAAACCAATGATAGTTTCCAGTTTGACAAACTGAATCTACTAAAACCGGTTTCTTCCGCTGGCGGTAATTATTTTATTCGATTTACTATTGACGGCAACTATTTATACATACAACCCCCCAAATGTAAGACAAAACAAGGTATTGTAAAGGCTGGAAAAAAATATTATACGGATTTGATGTTTTCAAACGCAAATGACCAATTTGTTCGATGGATGGAGAATTTAGAAACATATTGTCATCAATTTATTTTCAAAAATCGCGAACAATGGTTCGAAGGAGACATGGAAATGCATGATATCGAGAACTATTTTACATCGCCAATGAAAGTTTTCAAATCCGGTACTTATTATATTGTTCGCACCAATGTTCCTAGTGCTTTAGGAAAACCGACTCTTAAAATCTACGATGAATTCGAGAACGAGGTTAGTTTAGATAGCATTAACGAGCATACTGATATTATGAATATTATTGAAATACAAGGCATCAAATGTTCAGCCAAGAGTTTTCAAATTGAACTTGAAATAAAACAAATGATGGTATTTAAGCCAGTAAAATTGTTTGAGCGCTGCATTATTAAGACGAGTGATCCCAAAACAAGTGAGAACAAAAAAATGATCATTGAACACGAGGATGAGCAGGCGGTTATAGCACTTGTTCCTGATTCGGTTGAGCAACTTTTAACTGAAGAACCAGTTTTAACAAAATTAGAAGAAGTAGAAGATGAAGATGAAGTGGAAAAACCGGTTGAAACGACTTTAGAACATTTAGTAGAGCAAGAAGACAATTTTACCGTTGACGTAAATGAGTCAATCGAAACTTTAGAGTTACTACCAAAAACGAATGATATTGAAGAAATAGACTTTCCTTTAGACACACTGTCGGAAGAAGATACAATTCAAATTAAGAAACGAAATGATGTTTATTATGAAATGTATCGCGATGCAAGGAAAAAAGCAAAAATTGCCAAGGATTTAGCACTTTCATCTTATTTAGAAGCAAAAAGGATAAAAAACACATATATGTTGAATGATATAATAGATAGCGATAGTAGCGATTTAGAGGACTTGGAAGCCGAGGACGAATAGTAAAAATATTTAGGCGGACAGATTTCACAGATAAATTAAACGATATAGCATAAATAATTTTATCAACCGATATTATAAACCGATGTTGAAGAATATTTCGCAAGGCGCTTCTAAATTTTTTACTAATGAGCGAATTGTTGTTTTAGTCATTTTCCTTATATTAGTTTGGGGTCTATTGGCCTATTCTGGTAGCAAAAGTAGCCGCGTGGATACTTTCTGGGGCTCTGACTCCACTCCTTCTTCTAATTATTCAGTAACTGGCTCTGTATTGCCGGCTACACCTGCGTCTAATTCTATGGAGCAAAATAATGTCGCGGCTAGCTCTAGCCCTGTTGATTCGGCTTTTGATATGAGCAACGAGATGGTAACTGGAGATTCGTCTTTTGCTACCACTGCTAACCCTGCTGATTTGTTACCCAATGACCAGAACAGCCAATGGTCTGCGTTGAACCCCAATACCATGAATAAGGGTGACGTTCTTATGCCCGATTTACTTCAGGCCGGCTATCATATTGGATTAGATACAATTGGCCAGACATTGAGAAACGCTAACCTTCAATTGCGCTCGGACCCCGTCATTCCTAAGTCTCAAGTTGGACCTTGGAATCAAAGCACCATTGAGCCTGATTTAGGCAGAGTGCCCCTCGAGCTTGGTCTATCTCAATAGAAATTTAAGGGCGATGTTACCGATAAATATTAATAATTTAAATACTGTATTAAATTATTATATACTTTTATTTTAGAGATAAAATGGACTATGAAGACATTATAGGTTTTACAGTTATTATTGCTTTTTTATGTTTTTCTTATTACGTTTATACAGACGGCATAGAAAGTTTCCAATTAAACTGTATTATATCTACAGTAGATGGGGAAAAATATTGTGTTCGTGATAGGTCAAAGCTTCAGGATGCCGCAGATTTGTTAGCGTCCATGACTAAAAAATGCAAAGATTTGGTTGAATATTGCGGCCAGAAACACCCTAACAATGAAGCTGTAAAACGTTTAGTAGCTGGTTTCAAACCCAATAAAATTATGGAAACTTTACCTACTAGCTCATATACAGCCTATAGTGAGAACAAGGGAGAAAAAATCGCGTTCTGTTTAAATACTAAAAAAGAGGAAAACGAAGGACTTATTGATATTGATACACTTACTTTTGTAGCTATTCATGAACTTTCGCACGTTATGACAGTATCGATTGGTCATAAACAAGAGTTCTGGGACAACTTCAAATTTTTGTTAGAAAACGCCAAAGAATCTGGTATTCATGTGCCCAAAAATTATAAAGAAGACCCCGTCGAGTATTGTGGTATGAGAATTACTGACAATCCTTATTATGACGCGTAATTCTCCAACTCAATTAATTCTTCTCTCGTATTTACGCCTGATACGTAAAAGTTCTCGTTTGTGTCCAATTGTATTGTGTTAATTTGTATGAATCTATTTTTTAACAGTTTGATTATATCTGTTAAATAATATTCCTGTTGTGTGTTTTCATTATTAATTTTGGGTATAAATTCGTTCAGATACAGCGAATGGATACAGTAAATTCCTGTATTAATAATGTTAATTAATTTTTCCGATTCGCTACAGTCTTTCTCTTCAATAATTTCTACTAAATCCCCGCGTTTATTGATTATTGCGCGGCCATAACCAGTCGGGTTCTCAAAAGAAGCAGTTAAAACGGAGACATCACTGTCATGTTCCGCTATCTTTCTTAGCGCCCCAACGTTCATTAATGGCATATCCCCGTTCACGATAAGTACCTTTTCATTGTCTTTATATTCTGGTAAACAACATAATATAGCATGTCCCGTGCCCTTTGGTTCCGGCTGCTGTACAAAAGTTAAATCACCAATACGGATATATTTTAATAAACATGCTTTAATAATATCATGAAATTTACCAGTGACTACGATTATTTTAAAAGGTTTTAATTGACGAACTGTTTCAATAATACGCACGAGCATGGGCTTTCCTTTAAACAAATGTAGAACTTTAGGTAAATTTGATTGCATACGTTTTCCTTGCCCAGCTGCTAAAATAGTTACTGTTAAAGAATCCATTATATTATTTTTACATAAGTTATTTTAGATATACTTAACGCAATTATGTTCTAATACTATATTATATAAATGAATTTGTCTGTACTTTTTTATAATCGAATTATGATTATGAATATATGTCTTTGGATAATCGGCGCAGCGTTAGCGTTTTATACCAAAAGAATTTTTTTCTTATTTTTAATATTTTATGTATTCATTATAAATGAAATTTTGTATTTATTATTTAATTTCGATTTGTATTTTAGCGGAGACCGCACTGAACTAGTTTATAGTACAAGTTCCATATATGAGTTATTAAGCCCAGAAGTTCAAAATATGTCTTCCAATTTAACGGAAGGAATTTTTCCTGATAAAACTTGTATTCCGCCTGAAGAAGCAGAACGAAATAGATTTGACGAGTTTATTCGTTTATTAGATATCCAAAAGGGCGATAAAGTCTTAGATGCTGGTTGCGGTCATGGCGGGTTGGTTATGTATTTGCGTTCAAAAGGCTTTGACGCTTATGGAATAACAATAACTAAAACACAATATGATGAAAACATAGAAGAACATGGACCTTATTTTTATTACGGAGACTACACATTAATTCAACCTCAATTATTAAATAAATTTGATCATATTATTTTACCAGGCTCATTAGAACATCCATTTGGCGGAAACCCTAGATTTTTATCTGCGTACGAAAAGAAATTTAATGGAATGAAAGACATGTTTCAGCTTATGAAAAAATATTTTCGTGATGATTCCAAACAAAAAAAAATTCTTTCTACGTGCATACATATGAATATGAAATTTATAAATCATATGCCTTCTATTACAATTGAAAGAGTAATGGGTGGATTATATCCATGCATTGACAAATTAAGCGTTGCAGATGCATTGAAAGCCGCAGAATATAATGTTTTATCAAATGAAGATTATACTTGGCACTATTATTTTGCGACAGTATGTAATCCGAATCATTTTGGAAACCCTGCGCCGTTTCCGTGGTATTTTTATTTATTGACTGTTTTGTTATATCCTATTTCTGTGTATTCATATTATTATTCTGAATATGGTTTATGGATGTGGATGTGGGATAATAAATATCATTATCCGGATAATCACCAATTTTCATATGTTGAAGATATTAATGAAAGACCATGTACTTTATTTTATACCGTTGCTCAATGCAAATAAATAACATTTTTTATGTATAAAATGTTATTTTAACGAGACTGCAATATATTTCTCATGTTGCTTGTAACCGTGGTTTTAGTTGTAGCAAATGTAGGCGCTGTTGTTACGGGAGCACTTATTGTTCTTGCAAAATTATAGTTAGGCGTTTGTACTGTTGCTGATAATACTGGTACCTGGGGAAAACCATTGGATTGTAAATAACCACATACATATTGATAAACTTGATTAATTGAAACCTTATGACGATAATTACGTAATGCGTTAATAAATGCATTAGTAAAAGCGCCCTGTGAAGTTGAGTCTGCTTTAATAAATGTATCCGCGCTAGTTTGTTCATCTTTACATCCACTAATTATGCAAATGTTAGGATTGGAAATGTTACCAACCTTATTGTTTTGTATTTTAGACCATGATATAGGACCACCATACTGAAACGACCATTCTAAATCGCACATGGTACCGCTATGGCAGGCGTCGAATAATAAAAGGGCCTTACATTTAATATTTTTAACAATAGCTAACAACTCTCTATCCGTAATAAATCCAGCAGTTTGATAATCACAGGGCACCAAAATATTATCTAATCCATTACTTGTGTATGCGTTTTTATTCGGTAATTGAGAACCATGGCCGCTATAATGAACCCATATTTCATCTAAACTTGTTGATTGATTTACAATATTCGTCAAATTTTTAATAATATTTGCTTTTGTCGGCATGGTGGCAGCATTATTTATGTCGTCTCTTAAAATTGTTATGCTATCATAATCGTAAGCATCAGTTAAAACATCTCGCACATTGATAACATCGTACACGCAACCTTTCAATGTGATTGAAGGGATGGCCAAATAATCTATTCCAATAAGTAACGCGCGCTTCATGTTTATATTTTATACGCAGATATTTATTTATTCAAAGTCGTAAAATCATAATAAAATAATAGATAATTGTATATAAATGGAGATTATACCGAAACATGAAATAATAAAGATATTTCGTTATGATTCTACTGGTAAAAAAAAAGAAGTATACGTGTTCCAAGGCTCTGAATCTGCTGTGTATGAGCCAAACGAACTATTTAGCGAAATAGAACTAGAGGAAATAGAAATTTATAAAATTAAGGTCATCTATTCGAAACAACAAATTCATAAAGACGATTCTATACGTATTTTAAAAAAGAAATTAGTCAATGAACTAGGACTTACCTATGATGAAATTTATCTATTTTCATATGTCCAAGAAAAAATAAACATATTGCGTCTGTATCAGGAAATTACCTCCAATGAAAAATACGATTTTACTCATGGCATGTTTTTGCAGGTTTTGAGGAACCTTGGGCTTCAATCCACAATTATAAATGAATTTAATCGAAAAGAGGTATATACATATGATGATTTGGTCGGCTTTGGTCTACATGAACGATTATTAGATGTTCCTGTTTCTGTTGGACAAAAATTTACGCGTACTATGAATTTTTTATTTTCAGCTTGTCCGTTTCATTTAACGCAGGACGCAACCAGTTTATACAAAATGAATCCGGAAAATCCACTTGTAGAATTTGAGAACCAACTTTTATTCTATTTTGGTAATTTTCATAGGAACACCATTTATTTATGTAGCGCGCCTGATCTTTTTGATTATGCTCTTGGTCATCATATTCAAGAGGAATTTATTAGTCAAACCTATTTTCCTTTATTGTTTAATAACGATATTACAAAAAAATCGGCGTTTATTGAGAACCGCGCTGAAATGTTAAAAGCAAATGCTGCTTTGGTACATACTAAAACTCTGAAATTGTATGATACAGTTGACATGTTTTATAATATTTTTTATACAAAAAAATTAGAGATTCCTTATGCAAGTCGAGGTATAACGTATTTTGACATAGTTATTCATCCCAACACTAAAACTATTATGCCTTTGGAGGCCATATTTAAAAACATTCATGCCACCGTCTCTTGTCCGTTTATTAAATACAATCCGGGTTCTCGAAAAGAAAACATTTATCGTTTATATTCTGTACAAACAAATAAGGTTGGTAAAAAGATTCCGTTTTTATCAAAGAATCTTATTATGAATCTATCGAAAAATACGGGTAAATCAAAACAGCTGTCTTTATTTAAACAATGTATTTATAATAGCGCCGCACATGATTTTTTTATTGATTTTGATTATAATGGTGATATTCATTTACGTTGCGAGTTAGGAAAAGCTATAAATAAAGACCAAGTTTTTGATTTCATTATTCAACATTTTAATCCCACCATACGTACAATGAACGAATTTTTAGATAAAACAGGATATACACTGGATGAATTTGTTTCCTTTGAATTACCCAATATTGAATTTGTGCATTTGAAATATAAAATGGTTTTAGAAAAGGTAAAGGATGTCAATATTAAAGACAGAATTGGTTGTCTAACTAGCATTTTTGATGTTATTGATGATGCCAGTCCAGAACAAACCGTTTTACGTTTCAAGCGCGTATCTAATTTCCAAAAAATGGACTCTATGAATGCTCTTATTAATGAAATATATAGCCAGACCAATAATGAGCGCGCCGTGGTGGAGCGCTTAATGCAAAATTATCAATTGACCGAAAACGACGCACTCGTGCATATTTCCAAATTTTTAAATGCTCATACGCGTATTCAAGGCGCCTTTGTAAATAAAGAATTTACAATTGCCGAGAACCCTGGGTTCGAAACCGTGGTTCGTATCTTACCCTTTGAAAAACAAATTGTGGTTGATATTGATAATATTAACGCAATCGAATATATTGATTCGCTGACTGTGTATATGGATAGTTTTATTCGTATGATTCAATATCCGGAATCGATTAAAGTAAGTGCAGCTAAAATAAAACAAATGTGTAGTCGTACAGACTATGGGGAAGATGTCGTTGTAAAAAACATGGTCGTACCAAACACAATGTCTTCGGTTCAACCATTAACCTTTGGTAAAAAATTATTGTTACCAAGCGAAGACGATTTTGTTGAAGAAGAGGATGAGGGGTTAATATTAGAAGAATATGGAGACGAAGATGAAGGTTTTATACCCGAAGAAACAGATTATGAACCAACTCTTGAAAACACGACTCACGATGAAAGTAGTGTTACTAAAAAGCCAGTTAATATAACAGAAATACCGATTGACCAGCACGAAGATGAAGACGAAGGACTTATTTTTGACGAAATGGAAGGAGGAGCTAAAACAATAGATGGCTCAATGTTAGATGGTAAGCCTTTTAAAAAAACGGAAATTTTCTTAAAGAAATTACAGAAATTAGAACCTAAAATATTTGGAGTAAAATCTGACGGAAATTTTGGTTCATATGCACAAATGTGTCTTAGTAATTATAATAAACAGCCGGTTATTTTAACTCAGGCAGAAAAAGACGAAATTGATAAAAATCACCCGGGCTCCTACGAGAATTCTATTAAATACGGTAC